TACCCTTGCATCTCTGTTACATTTTCTAATAATTTATTGGAGTTGGCAAATACATCATTAAAAGATATATTAGTACTAGCATCTGTAAACACAGGACTAAACTTATCATAGATAGGTTTTATCTTATTTACAAATGCAGCTGCTTTATCTGCTATAGATGAAACTTTGTCCATTGTATTATCCAATACATTTGTTTTAGAAAAGATATTAGATTCTGCATGAGAAGAAGCAGAGTATGAAGTTGAATTGATTTTATTTATAGAATTCTTAGTAGACTCTATTACATCTTGTACATTGATTTCTGTAACAGAGTTTAAATAATTATCTAGATATTCTGAATCATAAAAGATAGGGGTTAGTTTATTTATATTGGCTTCAAACTTAGTACTCATATTATTAAGCTTTTCATATTGCTTATTGAAGTTCAATAACCCACTACCAATATATTTACTAATAGCAGAGGTTAATGCTCCTTGAACGATAGGAACATTGATGGTTACTTTCCCAGGTTTGGCTCCAGCAGAAGTGGGGAATCCAGATATCTGACCCATTATAGTCTCTGTAAGTTTATTTTGATATTCAGCTAATTCTTTAGCTTTATTTAAAACATTGTTTTTAAATATATCATTCCATTTACTTAACTTCTCTGGGACGTTCCCCATCTTCTTTACCATCTTTTTTATCATTACTTTAAACTTAGATACAATTCTATCTATATAGGCTTTCATCTTAGCAATATTAGCATAGCTTAAAATACTATTATCTTTACTAGGGTTTATGATAGCATCGAATCTGTTTATAATTTTAGATATATCATGGTTTATAGTATAATTTGTATCACTAACAGATACGTCTATATAGTAAGCATTTTGATTTGTATCTATATCCATACCCTCATTCATCATATTAGGGTCTGTTATTTCTCTTACATTTAAAAGAACGTCATTATATTGCTCATTCTTCATAGGAAGACCATTACCAGATTTAGAGATGAGATAAGTACAGATAGGTTCATCTATAAAAAATAAATACTTCGTAGGGTAGAACACTTCTATTGAATTTAGATAATCTACTAAACTTGTCAATGTATCAGTAGGAGGAATTATCAATTGAGATTGAGGTTTATTGTATTGGAAAGGTTCAATAAGAAGATGAAGATTAGTCATGTATGAAGATACAATATCCATCATATTCGTATTCATCATAGTAGTATTGGCAACTACTTTATTTGAGTCTATACACTTCTTACTCATAAGACCTATATAAACTTCTTTATATACGTCTTTTCTATCTTCTCCATTATTCTCTTTATCTATATAATCTAATTCTTTATAGTAGTTTATATCATTAGAAACAAAGATAGAGTATTCATCTTCTATATAAGTTTCTGTTGTAGGTTCATCTAATTCTGATGATGAATTAAATTTTTCTATCTTTAAATGCATGGTAGCACTTTTTGCATTCTGTATAATAATATCAAATAAGTTTTTATCTAAACTAACTTTAGCTAACATTGTCGGCATGTTCTTATTTACATAATCACTTATTCGAATAAGATCTTTAAAATTTTCCGGTTTTATATTTAAATCATCTGAAGGTACTCCTGGTATAACTATCTTCCCAGTAATTTTAAAATTCCATTTTTGCATAAGAGTCGATTTCACCTCCATAAAATATTATAAGTTTGTCATTTGGAATAAAATGGACAGATAACCATCAAGGTTATCTGTCATATTTGATATAAATTTATCATTAGATATCAGCGTGTAAACGATCAAAGCATTTATAGATCTTATTGAAAATAGCTTTAATTCGATTAAAGAGATTTTTGATTGTATCATTCTTTAACTTATTACTTTCAATCTTACTAAACAATTTTTCTACTTTAGAATAAGCAATAGAAAGATGTTTAGTATCAGAATTGGTTGCATTGCCAGATTTAATATACTTAGAAGCCTGAGTACACATCTTTTCCAATCCACCAAGATCTTTTGTATATGTGCGAGTAATAACAGCGATAGCTGTATTAATAACCTTTGTATCTGTCGGAGTAGAACCTGCTAAATTTCTTACAGCTTCTTCAACATTACCTGCTTCTCTTAATGCTTCTTTAATGAAAGCATCAACTTTATTCACTTGGTTTCCCATATCAGATGCTTCATTGATTACAAATAATCCCATCTTATTATACTTCCTTTCAAATTATTTTTTAAATATAGAATTTTTTATCTTTATAATAAAGTTAACGATAGCATTTAATACTTTCATTATTCCCTTTTTAATAATATTAAAGATTTTAATTGCTTGGTCTTTAATCTTAGTAGTAAAAGATTCTTTATCATATTTTTTATTTCTTACTTTATTTATTCTTTCTTCACACATAGACAAACTATTTTCTAGGTTATGTTTTATTCTTTCTAGAAAAGGAAGTTTTTCAGTAGAATCAGAATTTTCTATATGCTTTTTACAAGATTCAATCATTTTTTTTTCTATGTCTTGAACTTTCTTTTCTGTATCTTTAACAGTTTGTTTAGGCTCATCATCACTATCTAGATTAAAAGCTTGATCGCTTTTCATAAGATCATTAAAATTATTAAGATCTTCCTCTGTTACAATAGGTTCTACATCCTCATTGTAAGAAGATGTTCCTTCTAATATTACATATAATCACATTTTATATCACCTATGTTTTATCTAAATTTATTATGTATAGATGCTAAAGCAGATACAATAGCTTTTACAATCTTCATCAATATCTGTTTAATTTTAATAAATACCCATTTGATAGCATTCAATACATTTGTTGCAATACCTTTATCAAATTTTAATTCAGAAAGGCTTTGATCACATTTTTTGATCTTTGCTTCTAATTTATCTTTTAATCTTTCTAAAAATGTTTTATTTTTTACTTCTTTGATATGTGCAGCTATTTCTTCTTCAGGTATTCCTAAGGATAATAAAATTTCTTTAGCTTTTTTAGGATCTGTTTTAGATATTTTTATAGCTTCATCTATTTTAGCAAAATCACCTTTATGCTGGTTTAATAGGTTTTTCAATTCATCAAATTTTTTATTTTCTCCCTGCATAGCTTCTGCTCTTTTTTGGGTATTTCCTCTATCATAACTCTCTGTCCTATTCTTGTTTAAATCATCAATAATTTCATTTACTTCTGCATTATGACTTTTAAAATCTTCATTAAAATACATTTTCATTATATAAATCACACTCTCTTATTTTAAAATAAGAGAGAGAGAGATCTCTCTCTCTCTCATCATATTAATTATTATTTAGATTCTTTTTTGTTACGGAATTTATTCTGGATAGAAGCCAATGCAGAAACGATAGCTTTGATAACTTTTAATAATACTTGTTTAATCTTAGTAAATGCATATTTAAATTTATTACTAATGGAACTTCCACCATTTTTCTTATTTTCTTCTTCCATCTGCTTAAATTTATTATCATATTCTTTAATCTTAGCTTCAAGTTTTGCTTTTGTTTTTTCTAACCAAGACTGGTTTTCACATTTTTTTACAGAATTTTCTGTAGCTGATACGATTTTATCCAAGTCAGAATAATCACCAGTATCTGCTGCTTTTTTGCAAGCTTTACTAAGAACAGTTACATGTTCGGCAGGTTTTGCTACAGTATCATCCATAGCCATATTAAGCCCTTTTTGTATTTTTCTATTATCTACTTTACCATCTTCTCCTTCACCACCAGCATATGCGATAGCATCAAGATGGCTCATAGAATCACCAAATTCATTAAAAGCTTTGTAATCTTCGTTAAATGTAAATAAACTCATTTATTTTCACCTCATATATGATTTTAAAATAAATTCTACTTAAATTTAAATAGAATACTAAGTATTAACTTTATGTTCAATTATTTAAAATTACTTTCTATTAGTTCTTAACTGGTTTCTGTAGTTATTCATATTATTATTTAGTGTTTGATTAGCTTGACTTCCTACGCTTCTAGATGTTTCGATATAATCGTTTCCTTCTTTTTTATAAGTATTAAATTTAACATCTCTGACACCAAGTTTATTAATCTTATTACCAAGTGTTCTATTTTTCCAAGTACGTTGAAGTCTTCCTAATACAGAAACAATAGCATTTATGATTCTAACAAATATCTTCTTAATTTGAAGAATGAACCATTTTACCTTTTCACCAATATTAGTCCCAGCACTACTCTTGGATTTCATATTGATAGCTCTCAATTTAACATCAAAAGATCTAATCTTTTCTTCTAATCTTACTTTTAATCTTTCTAATCCTGTAGGTTCAGACGATTTATTGATTAAAGAAACGATCTGATTAGCCTTTTCATTAATTTGGTTTGTTATTTCTTGAGGGTTGGAATTTTGAGAATTGATAGCCTGTTCTCCATTTTGAACCTGAGCGGTAATTTGAACCATATTGTTCATAATAACGCTCATAGATGTTTGACCATTTTCCCCTTGTTTATATTGACCATTAGAAAATTGAGGGGGGGTGTTTGATTAGGTTGATTATCTTCTCTTAATACAAATAATCCCATTATTCTACTCCTCTAATTTTATCATAAATAGCAGAAATAGCGGATACTAGTAATTTAAGAATTTTTGTAAAGATTCTCTTAAGCTGAATAAAAGCCCATTTGATAGCATTGATAACTTTAGTTCCAATACCTTCATCTTTAAATTTTAATTCTTTAATTTCTTTATCCCATTTTTCTAACTTTTCTTCTAAACGCTTTTTAAATCTTTCTAATGCAGTGAGATCTTCTCTGCTAACTTCATTATTACTTTCAACAGTTTTTATATCTCTTTCAATTTCATTAGCAGTTTTTTCTACTTCTTGCTTAGCTGCATTATTAGTAACCCCAGTCTGAGAGGTTGCCATTATTTCATTAGATCTTTTAAAAAGATACACTACTTTTTCTTTAAAAGATTTAAGAGCATCTGTTACACGACTTTCTTCTAATGAATAGATATCATTATATCCGTATCCTTCATTCATTATAAATAACGACATGCTTTTTATCCTTTCTTTATTATATTTTAAGGATAATCTTGATTTTTATTAATTATAAATAATCCACCTAACTACGTTGCTTCTAATTCATTATCTTTTGCAAGTACATCTGCTCTATATTTTACTTCATTTTCAGCTTTTCTACGTTCTATTTCATTTCTAATATTACCTTTATTAGAACTAGATAATTCATTCTTATACTTGCTATTATAATATTTATCTTTTACATAACGATGGGCTTTAGCTATCATAGAAACGATAAACCCTATTATCTTTAAAAATATTTTTATTATATAGCCTATAAGAAGTTCATATGCTTTGTATATTTTAGTAAATATAGAATCAGTTTCGAATATTTTCTTTGCAAATATTTCTTTTTTCTTATTTTTAATAAAAAGCTTATACTTTTCTACTTTAGATTCTATCCAATATTTCATCTTTTCAAGAACAGTTAGATTAGAAATATTTTTGATAGCATCTATTGCTTTCTTACTATACTTATCTACTTCATTCTTACTCATGCTTAATTCATTTGGATTATATCTGGTTACAGAGGATCCTTTATATTTACCAATTTGAAGCCATCCGTTTTCACCATCAAATATTCTAGCAGTACCAGCAATATCTAAGATATTCTCTCTAGCTACTTTTACCCATTTATCTCGTTCTTCTTTATTTTCTGGAGCTCTTGTAAAGTTAAATTTAGGGGATAAAATATTACTATTTATATCTGGCTCGAAATACTTATCTGGAGAATATCCCTCTTCTTGGAAGAGGGATATTTCTTTGTTTATAAATAAGCTCATTTTATATTATCCTAATATTAAAGGGCTTCTTGATCGCCATGTGCTGCTTGAGGACCTGTTTGAGTGGAGCTTGAATGTCCTCCTTGAGATTCTCCAATTCCAGAATGTGCAGAATTTTGATGAGCACCAGATGCAGGCTGAGTAGAACTATGTGTAGAAGATTCGGAACCAGGTGTTGCAGCTGCTTCTTCTTTAAATTTTACTAAATCAGAGATACGGCGATAACGAGTTCCTTTATCAAAAGAAGTCTTAGGTTCTGTATGGTTAGCTGCAGCTTCTTCTTTAGCTTTAAGATCTTCATAATATGCTTTAAAGTGAGCTTTAGCTTTCTTTTCTACAATTTCAGCTTCTGTAAGATCTTTATCCTGATCCAATTCTGCTTCATTCTTTGCTTTGATTTCTTTTTCAAATTTAGCAATGCATTGACGAACAAATTCATCATTAGCATCTTTCATCTTCTTAGCAATCTGTTCTTCTAAATCAGGAATGGGTTTAACTTTAGCTTCATCAACAGCTTTACCATCATTTTCACCATCGAATTCTTTGAAACCGATTTTCTTTTCAGCTTCACTAAGTTCTGCTGCTTTTTTCAAAGTCAAAGGAATAAATTCTTTCTTAATTTGTTTTGCTCCAAGAATTTCTTCTTCAGTTTCCTTGATTTCAAATACAGCTACACCTAATTTAATGCATTTTTTAATCAAATCTGTACTTAATACAACTTCAGGGGTTGTACCAGCAATACCAATGAAATTCAAAACTGCTCCACCAGGAGCTACCATTTTAACGTATTTATATTTAGCTGTTGCCATTTATAATTTCCTCTTTTCTTAAAAAAGTATAGTAAATCATTATTATGATGTAAAAATCAATATTTAGTATTCTCTTATCTCTTGGGTTTAGAACCGTATTTTAACCCCTTATTGAAATTTTCTTCATCGTCTATCTTTAATACTGTCGGAAGATTTACATTATATGATTTTTCTATAGCACTTAATTGACCATTATACTTCTTATTTTGATAAGAGAGTATATGATTAACTGAATATTTATCATCTTTCTTGCCTATATGATTAGCAAGTTTTTGTAATCTTATAGCAATCCAATCTATGATTCTTAAGATAACTCGTAGAAATTTTCTGATAAGATTTTGCTTTCTAAGATCTCTTTCCTTATTCAACTCAGCAAGAAATTTAGTATATAAATTTCTAAATTTAGCAATTTTAGAAGCAAGCCAAGTCCTGGGTCTACTATCTATTTCTCTCTTTATATCAGCAAGACCTTTTCCTCTTAGGTCTTTTCTTGCTTGTGAGAAATTATTCAAGATTTCCATACGTTTAGGATGTTTTGATAACCCCATCATATCATCATGGTTATCTAAATACCCTTTTATTGTACTATCATTTATATCTGGTATATCTTCTTCATTTATAACGTTATAATATACAGAAGGAAGCATTGCTACTTCTTCTGATAGTAATACGTTTTCTTTACTATATAATCCCATATTATATACCTCATATTCTTACATTTTCTTATTTAGCTTCTAAATATCTTTCATTATTTTTAACTACGTCTTGATATATGAAGTTTATAATATAATTACCCTTCCCTATATATTCTTTATACAATAAGGCTGTGTCTATATTATATCTTCGTATATACTTAGTTATAGATACATAAAGATTTAAATATTCTTTAGAAACCTTTTCTAAGATCTTTTTATGTTTTATCTTATATTCTTCATCTTTACTAGACTTTATTTTAGCAATAACTTTCTTTTTATTTTCTTTAGCTCTTTTAAAATTTTCTTCTAGTTCTTTAGCAAGTTTGGCTCTATTATTATGATGATCTGTAATCTCTTCATATACCTTTTGATCATAATCTTCTATTAACTTTACAACATTTAAAGTTGTCATAGACTTATGTTTATTGTAATACTTAGATTGAGATTTTAAATGCTTGATTAGTTTTTCATTTCCATATCCCATTTCTCTAGGGGGTATAAATAGATTAGTCTTAGAATCTATACCATTTAACCATATTTCTTCTTTTGTAAATATAGTTAAAGCCTTTTGTACATCGATTTCTACTACAGGGATACCATTCATCAGATCAGGTGCTTCATAGTATCTTCCTGCAAAAAGTTTATTATCTTCACATTCTTTTTTTATAAATTCGATTTGTGATTTTTTATCTTTGTTGTTTACGAGCATCATATAAAACATTCTTTTTAAAAAATCACTATCTAAATTTTTCATAACTTTTAAATTATGAGTTATTTTAAGATCATCCAAATCTAATCTAGATGCTACTGAACTTTTGTTCTTATATTTCATTATTAAAGATTTTAATCCCTCTATATATTCTCTATATAAACTACTAGGTTTAGGGCTAGAATCTTTTTGTCCTTTTTTTAAAACTTTCTCTATATTATTAGAGTCTGAAATAGAGTCTACAAGAAAATTCATATTCATACTCCTTATTTATTAATCCTATAAATATTTTCTGTTTTATCTTCTACTGCATTCATTTTAAGTTCAGCTAAGATAGACAGTAATTGAGAAAAATCATTATCTGTTAATCTAAGATAATTATAAGTTCCAAGGTTAGTTATCATTTTTTCTTTAGCTTCTTGTTTAGCTCTATAATCAACCATTTTTCTATTATTAGGGTTTTTTCCTCCATCTTTAACTTCTATGATTAGATTATAAGGAAGGAGTAAAAGGTCTGTTATCCAATGCTTCTTTTTCCCTTTATATTCATATTCTAATACTGGACCAGGGGCTAATACTTCATCAGATTTGTATTCTAAAGTTTTGTCTAAAAACTCCATAAGATTCTTTTCATATTTACCAGTATAAGTAAATACTTTACCATCTGACCATTTGTATTTACCACTTATCTTTCTATTAGCAAGCATCTTCTCTTGCTGTTCTGGATCATCTAAAAGGTGTGGCTTATTATAGATCTTCATCATTCTTTCTCTATAAGTCTTTTTTATAGCTTCATAGCATTTAGGATTTCCGCAAAGTCTTTCATATTTCTGACGTTTTTCATTCCACTTTGTTGGTTTTCCACATACAGTGCAATTCCCATGTCCATCTTTGTTATTCACAATATCATATACAAGACGATATGCTGTATAGTTTAAAGGAAGTTCATCTTGATGGTTTTTATCTATATGCTTTACTAAATCATTTCTATGATATGAAGCATTGCAATAAGGGCAAGCATAATTCTTCATTAATGTGACCTCTATTCTTTATACTTTATATATAGGTTTTACTTACAAAAATATATGAGTAAAATAATCATAATATGGCATATCTGATCTATTGCAAAGATCTTCTTATCTAATTTTCTAATCTTACAATAAGAAAGATGCTTATTTTGTCTATTATTTTTTAATATAGTATTATGAACTGTTCTTTTTCCTAAGTCTATAAATAAATGTGACATGAAAAGCATAATAAAAGAAAGCCTACTATATCTGTACCATATAGGAATATTTATTACAGTCAAATATCCCATCATAACTACAGTAGCATATAATAAACAATGAAATACCATTATAAACATAGACTTATCTTTTCGTTTTCTTAATTCATCTGGCTGTAATATAAAATCAGCAAAATAGTGAAATGAAAGCATTATAAGTATATCAATAACCATAATTTATCATTCTTCTCTCTTATATGACCAAAAAAAAATAAAGTATAATATAACCGATTATATTAAAGTCAATTACAAACCTTATTTGTTAATAAAAAAGAAAGAGGTCTCCCTCTTTCTTCCTTATTTTAATACATTTCTAAGATATCATCTATAGAATTGTATTCTTTATTGGTTTCTCCCCATTGTTTGTCAAAACTTCCTTTCGTATCTTTTTTATACATCTCCCTAATCTTCTCTTTTTCTTTAATACTTAACTTACTAGTTTCTATTCTTCTCTTTCTTTCTTTCCTAGGTTTTGCTAGAACTTTGTATTTATAGAAATCTTTGGATACTTCTCCAAATACCTCTGCCAAAGTTAATATAGCAGCAACACCACCAATAATTTTTACAGGATGATATACGTTTGTTGTCATAATAATCTCCTCCTTTCATCCTCCACTACTATAGTATATAATTTCTGACAAAATTAACTCGATAGGGAATTAACCCTATCGAGATATATTAATCTTTAGCATTTCCATTTATAGTATCTTTTTCGATATGACGTTCATCTTTATTCTTTGGAGAAAATTTAGCTTTCTTATTTCTGGTTTTATACTTACTAGGACCAGATACTACTTTATTATATTTTTCTTCATCAGGAGGATGGTGGCTATATCCTCTACTCAATCTCTTTATTTTATTCTTAATACCTTCTATAGAGTTGATTCTTCTTGCTTCATCTAAAACAAATAAGCCCATTATTTATCATTCACTTTCTGTTGCTGATTTTGTTGTTGAGGCTGAGGTTGATTAGGGGTATTTTGAGTGCCTTTGGAATAACTATTTACATGAGTTTGCATAAATGACATCATATCTCTATATATCATTCCAGATACAGTCATCTTAGTACTAAGAATCTGTCTAACAAGATTACATACTAATTTCTTCTTATTCCAAATAGTAGTATCGCTATCTTCTCCATTTTGTTTTTGCCCATTTTGACCAGAAGTGTTTTTATTATCAAAAGTCATCTTTGGTTTTGCATTACTTGTTTGCTGTTGCTGATTAGTTGTATTTTGTTGTTGAGGTTGAGTTGTATCAGCTTCTGATATTGAGTCTACAAAATACTTATTATAGAATTCTCCAAAGTGTTTATTATAGAATAATGTAAAGTCAATATCTTCCTTCAAACTGGAATTAGAGGTTGCATAAGCTTCTGATAATAGATCTCCAAAATACTTATTATAGAATAATGTAAAATCAGTATCTGCATTCAAACTGGTATTAGAAGTTGCATTTCCTGTAGCCATATTAGCTGTATTAGACTTGTTTACAGCATTATTCATATTATTATTGTTTATTTGTGTTTGAGTGATAGGATTCTCTGTATTCCCAGTAATAGGATTTCTATTGATATAATTTATATACCCATGGATATCTGTTTCTAAAGATTTTATAAAAGTATTTATAGAATTGCAGAAATTGTATGCACTAGGAAGAAATTGCTGTAATTCTTGGGTTGATATATCATGAACCTTATCTTTACCATAATAATAGATTTTTGCAAAATCTTGAAACTCAGTTTCACCATTATAGGTTGAAATAAACATCTTTTTCAACCATAAATTCTGTCTCATTAATTGCTGATCATTCTGTTTAGGCTGAGTAGGATCTTGATTTGGTAATTCTATTCTTTTTAAATCAATTCCACTTAAGTTTGTAGAAATAGGAGTTTTGATTCTATTGATAGCAGATTTATAATCAGGAGCTTGTTTTATATTAGCCCCATTCCTTACAGGATACTTATTAGCATTTAAGATAATATCATTATTTTTGCTAAGCCAAGAAGAGTTTTGATTAGCTTGATCTGTTATGTATTTCTTAAAGGTATTCAAGCTTTGTTGAATAGAATTTATATTATCCATTCTCCATTGATCATTCGAGTCAGAAGACTCTTCATTGAAGGTATCTTCATCCAGCATTTTGTTTTCATAAAGCCACTCCATAAATTCAGAGTCTATTATATTCATTTCCGATAATTCTTCTATACGATGATCTTCTATTAAAATATCTATTAATTCATTATCCATTATAAGTCCTCTAAACCTTCTATAAATTCATTATCGATAACAAATTTACCATTATGCTTCTTAATATGATTCATATAGAATTCTTCTATTTCTTTTAATTCTTCTTTCTTTAAAGCGTATAAACTCTTAGGAGGATCAGGAAGTGCATGAGAATAATAATTTCCTTCTTTATCTTTAGAATAGCAGATTACTTGAGTGAGTTCTATTTTACAAGATTTCCGTATCTTAACACCCATGGTAACATACTCACCATCTATATCTACCCCAATATAGTCATAAGCTCTACCAGTATCAAATCCAAGATAAGATAAATAAATAATAAGAGGTACTATTAAAATACGTTTCCCAGGGAATTTAAAGATAGCACCAAGTAGACCTAAAAGAGCAAGATATATTAAACCAGCAGTTGCATCTTTTACTATTCTTTTTAAATTGGTTTGAGTAATATAAGCCTTAAGAAGTTTCATCTTAGGGGTATTGTCAAATTCTTTTTTATCTAATTTTATAAGATTAGGGTTCTTCTTATATATAGCAGCTATCTGATCTCTAAACCACTTATTTAATTCTTTCCCCTTCATCATTTTATCTGTTCTGATCTTAATAGCTTTATTTATCTTATCATAAATAAAGATCTTTAGTGCAAATCTAACCAATATAGCTACTATTAGTCCTTTTCCTACTTCTTCTATATTGTCTAATGTATCTTTATCTTCATTCAATAATAAATCTATATCATTATATTTTTTATAACCGTTCATATTAAGTACCTCGCATTAGTAGATTAATTACTGAATTGTTACACGATATGTGATTAAAAACCCACTAGGAGTTTAAAACTCCTAGTGGATGAAATATCATATTAGATATCAATTATTTTGCAGCGGTGTCAGCAGCAGCAGCTTTGTCTTCAACTTTTTCAGCAGCTGTCTTACGAGCAGCCAAAGCAGCTTCACGACGTTTTGCACTTGTCAACTTTTCAGTCAACCATTCGATGCAGCTAGCAATCTTCTTCAAGATCTGCTGGAAGATGGAGAGGTCTTTGCCTTCAGCCTTTTTAGCTTCAAGTTTCTGACGATATTCAACCATCTTAGCATTCAAAGCAGCAATACGTTCAGCAATCCATTCTTTGGGCTTGTCAATTGCATACTTCTTAATCTTAGCCAAGAAACCATCTACTTTTTCAGCTTCTGCTTTATCGCCTTCTGCGGCAGCATCCGAAACGACTTTATCATCAGCTTTATCTGCTTTTTCAGCTTCCAACATGTAGTTCAAGAAATCTACATCACCAGTTTTAGCATAAGCTTCAACCAGCATATCTACGAATACATAAGCATCGCTATTTTCCGAAATCGGACGAACAACAACGTTTGCTACTTCGTCAATCAATTCGGGATCAGCAATGATACGAGCTTCGTCGATAGCAACAGCGATCGAACCAAAGTTTACATCATTGGATTCAGCAACAGCATATACAGCATCGATATAGTCGATGTTGTTTTCTTCCGACAAGCGTTCGATATCGGAGAAGTTAGCAACCAATGCACCAATACGAGTATTTTCTACTACAGGTACTGCGATAGGCTGCAGTGCACATTCTTCTTCATCAAGGAATACAGCTTCGCCAAGAATATCATTGAAATTCTTGTCTTCACTTGTATTTGCTCCAATCATGAAATCGGATTCAGTGAATAACATAATTTAATTACCTCCATTATGCATAAAGAGTTTTTTAATATAATTTATAAATTATTTTCCACATGAGATATATAAATGGGTATAAATCCGATGAAAATCTATACCCAAAGATTTTATTATAATGTAATCATAAACAAAAATTATTTATTCTTCAATTTTTCTTTAAGTTTGTTGATTGTATCATTAAGAAGATCTATCTTCATAGATAAATCTTTCTTTTCTAAAGGACTGGAAGAAGCTTTTAATTTATCCATAAAAGAATACTTCATTCTTCTTAAAGAAGAGAACTTCTTCCCAACCCAATCTGAAACAATAGAACTATTATTGGCTTTGAGTTCTATATTATACATAGCCTTTTTAAATTCAGGATATGAGTTTTGTTGAGAAAACATTTCTTTCAAAGAATATAAATCATCTTCAGCATATGCTTCTAATACAGAATCTTTATTATATTCATTGATCCCTTTAAATACAGCTTCAGTATAAACATAAGCCAAATCAGATTTTGAAATAGGATTGATATATACATCAAATCCAGATTCTTTGAAATATCTAGCACTATCAAGCATATCAATATCTGTAAACAAATTAGATTCGTTTACAGATAAAGATATGGTTTCAGGTAATACTTTATTTGCTTCACAAATTGAATTGATAGCATCTGTTCCATCAGTAATATTATTAGATGTAGCATATTCTACTAGATCTTCAATTCTAATAATATTTGTTGCGTGTTCATAGTTTTCAAATACAGGAACTAGTTCGGGATAATATTCTGTATTCTCTTCTATAGGCAACATTTTATCAAGAACAATAGATGCTTCTTCTAAAATATTAGATGAATACATTTTATCTCTCCAATTGATTATTTTTGCGAGAAGAAGTTAGCACGATTACGAGCAGATTTAGAGTCGTTATATTTATTAACTCGGTCTAATAATTTACCGCCTGTTTTATCCATAAAACGTTTGTTTCTTTCCAAACCCATCTTATATGCTGCATGTCTAGCGGATTTTTGATCTTCTTTAGAAATAACTCCACGACGTACAGCTTCTTTAGCACCCCAACGAGCCGCTGCTTTGACCTGGGATCTTATATCACCTTGTGTATAATCTTCATTAAAGAAAACACCCATTATAAATAACCTCCATTTATAATAATTCTTTATCAAATTTACCAGCTGCAATATCTCTTAAATATTGCAAATGTTCTTCATGAGCAGATTCTTGGATGGCATCCGTTTCATCTTCAGAAGATAAATCTTTATCATCATCATCAGATTCTACATCACCTAAACCAAGCATATCATCTAACTCATCATCTAATTCATCATCATTTCCATCTACGTATTTATCATACGTAAGATCTTCTTTTTTATCTTTTTCATGAATTACTTGATCTTTAGGTTCAACTTTGAGTTGAACGTCTTCAGTAGATTCATTCATAGTACCAATACCAACAGTATAATTCTTTTTAATGAGTTGAATACCATATTTGTTCAAGAATGTATCCAGCATTTGTTTGGTATTAGCAAACTTACGATAAGTCATTACATTGGTTTGGTCCCCATAGAAACCTTTACCTAATCCACCTTCAGCCCAATCATTCATTTTATCATCAGTACCGATTCCCAAAGTATTTACTTCTTCAAGAATAGATGCTTCATCAATAATAAGAGCTGTATTATGATATTGACCTTGAAGACCATTTACAGTAAGAATATCATTGATAGCCTCCGTTACAGAAGAGACACCATTAGAAACCATATACCGAGAGAGGTCTTCCATTTCAATAAGATATTTATCGAATCGTTTAGATTCTCTAACAGGGACCATTTCTGCTAAGAATTTACATTCACTAACAGGAATAGTATTCAACTCATCTAAAATAGTTTTTACTTCTTCAACAACCCCAATGGTTGTTGTCTGGGGAACTTTAGTTCCCTTATCAGCAATAGCCATTTCAGAAAGGGTTTGAATAGCAGAATTAAACATAACTACATATTCTCCTTCCACCATAATAATATTTTATTTTCTAAGTTTAGCACCAAGAGCAGATACTACTTCTTTCATCTTATTAGCTTGCTGAGATAAGAAAGCTTTATTATCGCCAACAGCATTCTTAGCATCATCGCAAAGTTCGCTACAGAAACGTTTTGCAGCAGCATACTTATTAGCTAACATTTTGCTATTACCTTCAAAAGAAGCATAAATAGAATCTGCATATTGTTTTGCATTCTGAACTTTTTGAATAGAGTTCAAAGTAAATGCCTTAGCAGTATTAAATTTATTTTGTAAATGATCAGAAGCTTTAGCTGCAAAATTACCAACATCATGAGCATTACTCTTGATATGGTCTACATATCCTTCTTGGATATATTCTTGAAGTGCAGGGGATTCATCTAATGTATCATAATGCATATCTGCTTCGAAAGCTTCTAATAATTCTTGATAATAAATAGAACTTTCTGCAATGGGTGCAGAATAAACCATGATATCATGGTTAATAAGAGTATTAGCCAATTCTACAGTATCTGCATTTTCATACAAAGCTGCTTCGTTTACAATAAAACCAACACTACTATCATTATCAATACCATTTGCACTGCAAACAATATCCATTGCTTCAGCAATATTCAAAATAGAATTATCTTCAGAAAATTTGATAAAATCTTCTAATTGAATAAGGTTTTCACCCAAGCTTTCAATATGTCGAATAGGAATCATTTCTGCACTGTAGGAGATCTCTTCGTCAAGACGACAAAGAGAATCAGCAAAATCAAATACAGAATTGTTTATAGAAAAATCTTCTTCTCTGAGTATCATATTTTAATTCCTTTCTATTATTTTAAATCCTTTTATAGATTATTAATAAATAGTCACAATATAATATTTAGAATATAAGTTTATTGCGGTCTATTAAAGTTATTAACGTTTTGATTAGCATTATTAGTCTGATTTGTTGTATTTTGAGCATATTCAGCTGATCTTCCTTCTCTCTTTAATAAAGGAGATTTTTGGATCAATCTATTCTGTCTACCAACTTCTCGTTTGTAGTCGATATGAGCATTTCTTAACTTATCTTTACCTCTAACAAAGTTTCTAGCTGCATCACTTACTGCATAATACCCTTGTCTAATTCTATCTTTAATATAAGCAATAGCTCGTTTTAATTGAAGAATAATAGAAGAGAACCAGCCTTTTTTAGAAGCATCTGCTTCTTCTTGTTTCTTAATAGATTCTTCTAATTTATTATTTAAAATTCTTAATTTTGCTTTAGCATCATCAAGTTTCGTTATATTATTTAAATCATTCGTAGAATACTTGGCATCATCAGAGCTTTCTTTAATAGATTGATTTCCAGATAAACTCTGGTAGATAGCATTATCTTTATAATATAACGGTTGAAGACTAATATCATCTAAATCGTCTATTGACTCTAATTCTCTAGATACTTTAAATTTATCTTCTAATGTAAAATCATCGCCAAATAATACTACATCAGGAAGTACTAATTCTAATTCTCCAGATTCTATAACAGAATCTAGAAACATTTCAAAATCAGTATCAAAATTATCTCTATAAGATTCTTCTGTAATTAATAATCCCATAATTAACTCCTAACTCATGTATTGATTTTTTGTAGCTTCATTATCTATCTTATCTATATGATCTTGTAGATTAGAAATAACTTCTTGAGTATTAGGAAAGTCATAAGATCCGCTAGGATCTATATAAGTCATACTCATATGAAGTACTTTAGTTTCTTTATCATAATCATATGTCCTAGATACCATTTCTGAATAATCTAAAGTAGATCTTAATTGAGGATCCATATATTTTCCATACATATCCACAAATTCTTTATAATTACCATAAACATAATTTGTTGGTATAAATAAATACCCATTATGAACTAACTCATGTACAGTTTCTGATAAGGGTATTAATCCAACATTAAGTTTATAATGATTATACATTACTTCTTTTGCTACTGCATTTTCAGATATATTTTCATGATTAGCTACTCTTTTAGTATATACTGTGGTTACAATATCATACAAAGTAAGAGGAGCATGATGTATATGGATCTTAATAGAAAAGGTATCTATATTATTTACGTTTTTATAAAAAGAACACTGTGTCATATCAACACAGTTTCTTAAATATTCTATAAATTTTTTATAAGATCTAGAAGATCTGCATATCTTTTCTATATTTTTAAAATATTTGATAAGATCTTTTTCATTCGTAAAATCATAATCAGCAATATCAAAAGAAGGTAAATGATCTAATTTAATTTCTTCTTTTTTATTTGGTAAATCTAACTCATTATATCCTCTCATACTAAGTATTTAACCCTTCTTCTTATATATAATATTCACATTATAAGAATGTTTTCATAATTCATATTAAGCCACATCAATGTAAAAAAAAATAAGGAGAATCCCGTAATGGCTTTATTTAAAATTAATGAAGACTCTATACAACACACTAGAAAGAAATATAATTTAGATGAAGCATTTGTTCCTAAATCTAAAGGAATGAAAGAAATGGAAAAATGCTTACATGAGATAAGAACACCTTATTTGGTTGATTATAACAGCTTACAATTTTATATAAAAAGAATTAGGAGTGCTGATGATGCAATTCAAGATGATCCTAATCTAATTAAATTCTGTAAGTTAATGGAAAAAGAATTCGTATTTGAATCTATGTCTTTGGTAATTCTTAGATCAGATGAAATGAATGCACTTACCCTTCCTGTATCTAAATCTGTCGATAAATTTAAAGAGCAAAAAATGCTAGATTCTACAGGAATGAGATATCTCAAAGAAGCAAGAGTTAATATCACTGTAATGATTACGGACTCATTGCTATTTAATGATAAATTTACAGATGCTGAAATCTTGTCTATTTTATTACATGAAATAGGACACAACTTCTCTCAATCCGGTATTAAATATTTGGAATATATTAGAATGGGTAGGCACTGTATAGATTTTATAGTGGCTATGAGAATATTGCTTAATAAAGATATTGGTACACTATTACAAGCTTCGGTTAATGGTGGTATTGATAGAGGTGAAGGGATTGAAACGAGAAGACGCTTTTCTAACTATGTAGATGATTTTGGAAATATAATGGGTACAAGGATACCTAGTCAATTTGCCTTTGTATATAGAGTAGCATTTGCATTCTATACAGCATTAATTGTTCCTATTGTTTCTAGTGATATATTTAGGTCATCTATTAACAAATTCATTAGAGCTGAGGATATTGCATCAAAAGCATCTAAAAAATCATGGGATATTACATTATCACTAATTGCTACTGTTTATGGTATAAAACTTAAAATAGCTGAATTTGAGGATTGTCTCAATTCATTCAAATATATATTAACCAGAGGTTTTATAAATAGTAATCTAATTTCTAACTCTATCAATAAATATATGTATAATTTATTGCAATTTGATCTTTTTGTAGATGAATCCTTTGCTGATAAATACGTAGCATTAAATGGGTATGGTCCTGAATATGTTATGGCTATGAGTAAAATACAGAAAGAATCTTATAGATTTGGATTTGGAAAAGATTTTTTAGATAAAGCTCCTATCGTTGGAGAAATCTTTGCACTTAATTACATATTAACAAGAGGGTTAGTTAGTCTTCTTTCTGGAGATCCCCACCCACTTGCTGAATCTAGAATAAAAAGTCAATTAGATATTTTAGAAGCTGATTTAAAAGATACATCATTAAATCCTAAAACTAGGGCTGCACTTAAAGATGAAATAGAACGTACTAAAGAATCTATTAAAAGATATAATATGGTATTACAAAAGGATAAGGTTGAAAATAAGTCTCACTATATTTCTAACTTAGTTGCTTTTGAAAATTGCTTCTCAAGAATTATGCCTGATGGAGATATTAGAGAATGGTTATTTAAGACAATCTATACTAATGAACGTATCCTTAAAAATCTTAAAGGAAAATAAAAAAAAATATGTGGATAAGGGTAATCCCTTATCCACTATCTTTATTTTACAAATAAGATATATAGCATAATAGATATAGAAAATACCAAGTTTATAATAGCCGTTATAGTAGCTATTGTAACAAAAGTAGATTCAGACGGAATATTTGCTATAGGTTTGGTTTTAATCTCTTCCTCTATATCTATCTTCTTATAAGGATTTATTCTATCTTTTATTCTTTCATGAGTTGACTTGTATAACATAATTCCCTCCTATATTATTTTCTGTATTCATTGTAACTGAATATAATATTTCCTCCAGAATTGTACAAAGAGTCTATCATTTCTTGAGACTCTAGCTTTAATACTACAATATCGGTATTAGACAAATCTAATTCATTATTATGAGAGATGATTAAGCATTGATCAAACCCTAACCCACTCATGATGTGTTCTATTAATATAGAGAACTGGATTCTATTTATATTATCTAGATTATCATCTACTTCATCTAGTTTGATGATATTGTAATTATCTGAGGATTTCTTTAGTAAAACAAAGGATATAAGCATACTTATCATTGAAAGTTGACTATCACTCATTAGAGATATATCTTCTCTGACTCTTCCTTCAGTATCTGCACAAGGAATATTGAACTCAGATTCATTGATGATGAAAGGTTGTAATGCAAATCTTCCACCAAATAAATACCTAAGAAGGTTGTTTGTCTCTTGGAGTATACTGTTCATAAATACAGACATATATACCGTTTGAATACCATGGATAGAAGTATACTTCTTCAACATCTGAAGTTCATTAAACTTAGACATGTATTCATTGTAGTCCTTCTTGTATTGGTCATACAATACTAATTGATACTTATCTTTTTCAATAGATCTTTTAATATTTAATAGATCATCATTTCTCAATACATTCAATTCAGATGATCTAAGTCTGAATTCTTCTTTTAGAGTTTGAAGAGATTCTGCATTCTTGTCCATTTCTTTTATAGAATTGCACACTTCTTCATATTCTTTAGAGAATTTTTCATATTTCTCTTTATTAATCTTGGCTATATGGATTGAATTAAGTATCATATTTATTTCATTTTTCTTAGTTAAGATACTATCCAGTTCCTGTACATTAGATTTCTTATTTTTTATCACTTCATCCAATTCTAGATTTAATCTTTCTAATGTACTTCTAAGACTGATAGATTCCTTGCTAGATCCTTCTATCTTAGATTTTGTTTCTTCTAGATTCTTAAGATTTTCTCTTAAGCTGGAAATGATGGTGATGATATTTTTATTTTCAATATAATTACTCAAATCTGCAGGAAGATACAATCCTTCTCTAATACAATGGATTATATCTTTCTTTTGAATATTTATATTCGGGAATTTGTTTATGATAGGAAGTATAGATTCTATATGATCTATAATAGATTTTATTTCATTTGAACAGATAGTTTTAGTTGTTTCTTTTTCATAACATATCTTTACTTCTTCAAGTTTAGAATTGGTACTATCTATATTTGATAGAATAGAATCTAATGTAGGATATTCATCTAATCTTTTGTGGGATTCTACTACTTCTTTTATAAAAGGGCAATCTTCTTTATGATTACAATCATTAGGTATATTTTTAAAAGATTCAGCAGATTTTTTTAGTTCCAACACTATATTCTTTGTTTCTTGCTGTTCTCGCAAAGAAGATTCCAATCCTCTTATAACTCCATCAAAATTTATATTAGTTTTAGGTTTGTTTTCATGCTTTAAGCATTCTTCTATAATAGCTTTACTATAAGAAGAAATCAATACATCTATATTTGAATTGAACTTATCTATAGCATTGCTAGATAGCTCATAGTCTTGATCAGTGATATTGATATAATCATCTATTAGATATACAAACTTTTCATATTTGCTCAATTCTAATTTAGTAGAACTGATCTTTTGTTTTACATCTGATAATATATTATTATCATATAGGGATTCTAGTTTAGCAGTATTTTCATCTATCTCATCTTTTATTGAAAGCTCTTTATCAAATGAATCTTTGATTATTTTTCTTAAAAATTCTTCTCTAGCCTCATATTTAGAAAACTCTTTTTCATTTGTTATAAGACTATCTTCAGAATACTCTTTGGTTTCGGGAAGATCTTTCATTTCTTTTTCTAATATTGTTTTTCTAAAAGAAAGATCTTTATATGTATCCAGATAATTACCGGTTGTATCTATCTCAGAAATCTTATTATTCAAACTAGCAATTTTATAAACCAAGCTTTCTTCTTTCTGTTTTAAAGAAGATAGGGCTTCTTCATTTTTTATTATATTATTTTTTACCAGTTCTATATTTCCTATTTGAGATAGTTTAGTACTGATAGAAGCTAAGATAGATTTTAATACTGATGATTTGGTTGTCATCAGTTTATTCATCTCAGAATATGCAGAAAGGGAAGATACAATATTGTTTACATATCTTTTACGCTCTGACGGTTTTAATCCACCAAGACCTTTCTTATTAGCAGATAACTGAGATAGTACTATAAAATTATCATCTAATCCAAACAGATCATATATAATTTCTTTGGCAGTAGTTATATTATTAGTAGGATTTATATTGGTTACAGTTCCATCTTGTGTTATCTTAGACATATAACACTTGGTAGGTTTTCTTGTTTTATCTTTAAATACTGATTCGTATTTTATATTTACGATCGTATTATCATTCATCATATAAGATATTTCTTTTATAGCAGTCTTCTCTTCTATGAAATTAATACTAGAGTCTGATAAGGGAGTTAATGCTTTAAAGATAGTAGATTTTCCTGTGCCATTATCTCCCTTAATAATAAGAATTCTATGAGTGCATTTTGAAAAATCTATTTCTATATCTTCTAATCCCATACCATTAAAGATTCCTATATAGTTTTTTAGCCTTAATCTAAGCAGTCTCATTTTAACACCTCCCTGTCATATAAAAAAAGATAAAAATCTCTGACTAGCACTTATATGCTAGTCAGAGTGACTTTTTAAAATTATTGTGTAATTTCTTTAGTTTCAGTAATTTTATCTATAGTTCTATTCATAACGTTAGTATACTTTCTAGCCAATGTTGCTAATTCTAATTCATATTTAGAATATAACAGCATATCCAAATTTCCAGTATTTCTAGTAGCTAAATCATCATAGTTTTCAACAAGATACATTATAGCATCAAATATTTCTTTTAAGAACCCACCTAAATCATATTCTTCTTTAGATAAATTAAATTCTTTGATCGTTTCATTTGATAAAACTAATCCGACATCATAGAATTTGGTTATAAGCCCATAAAATAATACCTTAAATACTTTGAACAAATCATGATCTGTATTTGTTGTATTTACAAATTCTGCTTTCTTTTTTATATAAGATAATATAGCTGCAAAAGAAATTACATCTTTTACATCTAAAACACTAAAGTTATCTCTATATAGATGGGTTACCCCACTATTATAATCACTACAATTATTGAATAACATCCTGCATGTTCCAGTAGCTAAATCATTTTGAGTAGTTTCCAAATAGGTTATTTTTAATGCTTTAGATTCTTCATCATTGAATGAATTTAAAAAGTTATTATATTCATCATAGAAGCATATCAGATTAGATAAAACAAAATCTACAAAGTCTTCTAATACGATCATTACACTTTTTGTAGTAGTATAGTTGCAAAATACATTTTGTATAGGACTAATGTAATTTAATATACCTACTTGATCTATAGATAATAAGTTATCCATAATTTCTTTATCAGTTTTGAATTGTTTGCGGAATTCATCTAATAACCCATCTACAAAATATACTTCTTTATATATGACTTCTTTTCTATCTTGCTCATCATCTAATTTATAAGACAAATCCAAATCAGTTATTTTAACCTTTCTCATAACTAATTTATCAAAGTCAACTTTACCATTAGCAATCCCATTATATTGAGATTTTAAATAGTTGGTTATAATTTCCCTATTAGGATCTTTTTCGAATAGATTGTTTAATCTATTTATCTTTCCCATTTCATCTCTAAAGAAAGTTACAAACGAAAAGATTTCATTGCTTTTGATAGACATAATTGATTATCTCCTTTTGCTAAAAATAAAACTAATCTTCTATATAGCCTAATAAAAGGGCGTCTCCTTTACCCTTTTCTAGCTCCTTTTTATTTTCTTCTAATTTATAATATTTCTTAGGGAAAATACCATCCATAGTTCTAACCATTTCTGTACTGTATCCACAATTCATACATACAGATTTAATAGAATATTTTCTGTTTAAAAGCTTATTGGGAAATGTACCTACATCGATTAAACCATATGCAGAGTACATGGTTTCTAGTAGTATAAGAGGTTTTCCACACATCGGGCAAACCCCAAATTTTCCTTCAGTAATTACTTCTTTCATATTATATTTCACCTCTTATTGGAGGATCTCCATTTTTCTTTTATCACCCTTAGCAACTAATACAGAATCTGAATATACTATATCTTTCATGGATTTTAGTTCTGATGTAAAGGGTTTGGCTACCCCATTAATTATAATCTTTTTAAAATGCATATTCGAGATATTTCTAACTTTATGTACCTTCATCTGCTGTTCAGCCTGTTGTCTTGAGTAGACCCAATATCTCATAAATTCATTATCAGACATCTCTATTTACCTTTCTCTCATAATTATTGTATATCATAAAAATCAGTTTTACTTTCTTGTAAACTAAAAATAAAGTGGAATGGTATCTACCATTCCACAATACTTTATCTTTCTTTTTTAACATGGAATTGTTGTAGTTCAGGAATGTCATAATTGGGTTCTTTAAAAGTTTTCTTATCAAACTCAATTACTTCTTTTAACTTACTTTCTTTTTTAAATTCTCTAAGTTGTTTATCTACAACTCTTTTCCATGTATTAGGTTCTTTAGACTTAGGATCATCTCTAAAATATCCTTCAGGATAAACATTAATCAGAGGAACAAGCATAGATGTAACACCAGGATCTGTAGGAGATGAAGCGGACATGTCTACTATCCCTATATTTGAAGTGTGACAATATCTATAGATATCAGGAATGGAATTACTTCCTGCTTCACCAATACCGGCTATCCCTTTATAAGTACATTTTATAGACAGATAAGAATCATTATCTGTAGTAATATCTCTAAAGTTTACAAGATTGCTATTCGTAATTTCATTAATCAAATACATAGGATCTGTTGTAAGTCTTCTTTTAATAGATTGAATATCTACCTTTTCTCCCATATCAGATAAAGCATAAATAGCCTTAGAGAATCTAGGAGAATAGAAAGAAGCTATATATTCTTCACATCTCAATCTTTTAATAGAGATATCAAGATTATTTTTAAGAAGGAGCATATCATATTCATAGATTGCCCATCTTAATATAGAAAAGATATTGTTCTTATCTTGTTCAGGAAGTCTTATCTTTTCTGCAGTAGTCTTATCATAAATGAGTTTTAAAGAAGTCAATACTGATATAGCTTTATTGATAGGATCAGACATATTGAAATGCCTACCTAAAGAATCTAACCAGTATTTCTTACTGAAGATATCAGGAAGTACTGCAAACTTTCTTCCTAATTCATCACACATCATTCCCATTACATGCTGTAAACCAAGATTAGAATACAGCAATGACTTAGGACAATTGATATAAATTTGACTAGTCTTCTTAGGAAGAAATGTATACCATTCAGGATCGTTAGGATCTTCATCTGTAATTCTAATAAAGTTATCCAACCTTAAGAATTGTAACCCTCTAATGAGTCCCATTTCAGCAAAGATGTACTTAGCTATAGGAACAGTCTTATTAAATATATTCGCATTAAAAGTAATCATAGATACTTCTTCATCATGAATATCTTTTGCATCTTTGATATTCTTATAAATACGAATAGGTTGGAATGTAGATTTAGCTGTAACCGTTTGATATTTATCTGTAGATGTTTTGTTATTATAAGTGAATGCATCTACAATTTGATACATAGGGGTTCTAATATTTCCATTAATCTTAAAATAGAACTTTTCTATTACTCTAGGAACTGCAATGATTACATCAAACATTTCTCTTCCATCAGATGCTTCCACATAGTACGTTACTATAAGAAGTTTAAGGTCAGAGTCTTTGATATCGATATAATCATATTTGTTATCTGTAGGTCCTTTTTTAGAGTTTTTGCTTATTAAACGAGCTTGATGTTGTCTAAGTATATCAAGTACCTCGGTATATTCATCAACAACTCTAAAGCTATGAATCTTAATCGTAAAGTAACCATTAACGCCCATTTGACGCTCAGCTGATTTGATAATATTCTTCAAATAGTAAATAATCATATCATCTGATCTATTAAACAAAGTTTTATTAAACTTTTCTCTATATTTATTATTATAATTATAAATAAATTCTCTTTGATTCATATTATCCTCCCATTAAACCGTATCATTAACACAAGTAGTTAATTTTTCTCCAATAGGATTGGGAGCATTCTTTTTATCTTCAAAGGTAATAGAACATCTAATATCAAAGATATCACAAAATCTTTTTAATTTGAAGAAAGTAATAGAATTTCCTGTAAGGCCTCTTAGATCATTAGAATAATCTGATCCAAAACGTTGTTTATAATTTTCAATATCTATATTCTTTTTACTAATAGCTTTCTTAAATAATGCCATTTCAGGAGTATCATTCTCTTGAACAATAGGTTTATAAATATTATTCGTAGAAATAAGTATTGAACGTTCTTGACTTTCTAATTTAGCTGCTTTTTCTATAGAATCTCTTAGATTTTCAACATTATCAAAATCGATAATATCTTTTGAATTATATTGGGACAGATCTATATCATCAGGTTTGGAATAAATTAAAAGAGGACCAGCATCATATACACCAATAATATCTCTACTAAATTTAGTCATAACCGGATATACAATCTCATCTTTAACCACCGCTGTATCTTCTGCTAATTCTTTAACAGCTTCGGGATTATATTCTGATTTACGTATAAACTCTTCCTGATCAATTACATCAAGGATTCTCTTTCCAATTCTCATCTTCTTCATTAGTCAAATACCCCTCTGTTGAAAAAATTATTGGAGATTAAAAAGAAAAAGATTAAAAAGGATGAGAGGAATCGATCCTCTCACCCAATAGTATTTTCTTATTCATTTACTTCAATTTCAGAGTCATCTTTAACATGCTGTTTCATTTGTTCAGAAGGTTCAATACCTACATAAACACTATTTCCAGAAATTTCAGAAGTCATCGTGAAATATCCAGGGAATTCTAATACGGGATCAATAGATACATTGGCACGCATGTAATCGAAAATTACATCCATGATTGTGATCAAAAGTTCTTGAGCAGAACCTTCGCAAATTTTATTATTATCATCTTTAGGAGCATATTTAAAATTGATACCAAACTTATCATGTGCGATATCAATAATAGCTTTATATGCTACTTGGGATTCGGTGAAATCATAAATAACCCATTTGGGATCGATATCATCTTCGTTATATGTATAACTCAAAGTCCAAGAACCTTCATCGGTTCCTTCTTCTTCTTGTTTATGGAATTGTACATAAGCACCAAAATGGAAACGACCATCAATATCTTTAAATACTAAAGCTGTAGGAGTATCCTTGGATTTATTTTTACCAAGGAAGATAGCAGCACCTTCAAAAAGTGTCTTAATGCAAGATTCAGTTGCAAAATCATTCCAACCATAATTACGATTAGTGAAAGTTTTACTTACCTGCAGATTGATTCCGGATTCTAAAAAGTTTTTCATTGTGTTTCCTCCTAGAGATAATATAAAAGATCTTTTATATAACCAGACCCGTCGGTCCGATCTACACATTTATAGTGTATAACTAATTTGAAACTTATACCTAAGTTATACTTTTTTTAACTTTTTATTTATTCAAAGTTTTTAGGTATTCATCAGCATCGGATGCATTTAAAATCATAGGAGCATAAGAATCAAACTCTCTATAATTATTCCATCCTATACCAGCTTCTAAACTTAATCCAGTTTTAAGTTTAAAATTCTTTTCTTTAGCTTTGAATGCTTTTCTTACATTTCCAGATTCAAAACCATTATAAGGAACTACTAAGATTCCAGTAGAATTTGTAACCCCAGAGTCTTCTCTGGAATCAAAACCAGCATCTATAAATCTTTGATTCAATACATGATCTCTTAATCCAGAGAATCTTACTTGAATTTTATCTGAAACATTTCCAACTTCAGTATATATGATATTGAAGTTATCGCATATGAATTTTATATCATCATAAAATTTAGGAATTTCATTTCCCAATACTTCTATTGTTTTAGCTCCTATACCTTTTACATTTACAAGAGCCTTCAAAGTACTCTCAGTATCTAATAATAAGGTATTAAGACTAACGTTTTGTAATATAATCTTCCAAGTTTCTAAGGCTATAGATGTAAATCCAATAGCCCCTAAGATTCTATAATCAGGATAAGGTGTTTTCTTAAGTTCATCTAATCGCTCTATAAACTTTATGCTATTAACCTCACCTAATTTTTCTACAAGAACAGATTTGGGAATATTGAATAGATCTCTAACCCATGTTACATCTAAAGCTCTTATAGACTCGCTTGAAAAATCCTTACTGTTTAACTTCTTTAAGAAGTTAGTCAGTCTTCCTATTACTTTTTCTCTACAATAGAAATTGATACATACTGCACTATCTCCTGAATCTGTTACATATAAAGGTTCTCCACAGCAAGGACAAGTTTCAGGGAACTCTTCTAAGGGAGCAGTATTAGTTTCATTAAATTTATCTTTAGATTTTCTTATATAGACTATTACATCATTTACTAAAGTTAAATCAACTTTATCTCCAGGTCTTAATGCTAATTCATTAAATCGTTTCAAAGAATGTGCTGTTGTTTTATCATGGATAGCACCAAAGAACTCTACCGGTTTAAAATGAGCCATCGGTGTTATTCTTCCATCTTGTCCAACAGAATAGGTATAATGTGTAAATGTAGATTTCCTTTTAAGAGGATTGAATTTTATAGCTATCGCATATCTAGGAATAGCCCCTCTTTTACCAAGACGTTCTCTTATATCTTTATCTGCATATTCTATAACTATCCCATCATATTGAAATCCCATGAAATCTCTTAAATCATTTGCTTCTTTAACAAACTGATTTACCATAAATAGAACTTGCATATAATCTCCTTCTATGATTTCGTATCTCATAGAAGTATCTTTGGTATAATATTTATTTAGAAATTCTAATTCTGTAATTCTATCTACATTCAAAGAAGATTCTAACGGTATAGGGGTTAAATAATCCCTATACATTCTTGCATCTAATCCACCCAATAAACCTATTACTGCATTTCTAGGATTTGCATACTTCTTTTTAAAATCTCTTTCTATTCTTTGTAAATTGTAATTAGTTACAATATACTCAAATTTGATACCAAATCTTTCAGTATCATCTACTTTTCCTTTGGCTCTATGAAACTCCATCCCTCCTAATATAGGAGTTAGGTCAGAAGCTTCATTATTATCTGTATCTCCTCTAGTACATGCAAAAGATATTTTAGATCCCTGAATTTCTTCTTCTACAGATACCCCATCATACTTAAGGGAAGCTATCAATTTAATATGATTAGGATCTATAATACCCATATTTACATGAGTACCAAGGAAATCTCTTTCGAAAATTTGTACTGTTTTATCATCTAAAACACCAGATTCTAAAGCCTCAGATTTTAAAACAAATTTACATTTATCAAGAGTTCCACACATATCATAAGTATGTGCTACATTTCTTGATTTCTTTTTTACCAAACTTGTATCATGATGCACTTCAAAATCTTCTTTGATAGGAAATGTATAATTTCTTACCAAAGCATCAAAATACATCATCTTGTCTTTAGGAACTATCTGAATTACTTCTTTCTTTCCATCTTCTTTGATTTCTAAATTACTTCCTCTATCAACTTTTGTTTCTTCTTTAAAAGAGATAGGAGGAGCACCAACAGGAGAAGGGATATTAATAACCTTACATAGATTTACTAAAGCATCATACAGATCATCATTTAACGGAAGGATTATATTCGCTCCATTATTATACAATGCATTAGATATTTTTAAAATTCCAATAACGTCATCATAATCTATCATGTGGATATTTTGATTTTTGATAACTTGTTTTGCTTTCTCATTCATAAAATGCTTTACTTCTTCAGATACTGTAGGATCTCCAGACAGAATAGAATTATAAGCATCTTCTAAAATAGGGTTCAACATAAAAAATTCTTTACCTCCTTTCAACAAGGTAAGTTAAATTATGGATAGTAGACCCTAAGATCTACTATCCATATTTATAATATACATTTATTTTTCTTTTAACCCAAGTTTTATTAACTTTTCTTCATAAGCCTTATTTCTCATATTCTCTTCATAGATACCAGGAGTTATGGTAATAACTTCTTTTGTATCTTTTACATCATACGGTTTATTATCTTTCTTATCCCCTTCGAACTCAATTACTATCTTAGGTTTTCTGGGAGATATATCAATTACATTCATAAGAAGAGGATGCTTCTTATGTTTAAATAACTTTATGAATCTAAATACCCCACCAAGCTCTTTTAAGTATGCATGTAAGATTTGAGCAGATTGAGATTCCGCTTCTGCATCTAATTCAATATCAAAGTCAAAAGGATTCCCAGTAAGAAGTTTCTTATGAGAACGTCTAGCCTTAGGACTTGAAGAATTAAGCATAAACTCTTGATAGAACTTTTCTACCCCTAAATGAGCTGTAATGGTAGAAGATTCCATTTCCCCAAATATACGTACAGGAGTAGATGCAAATTTTGCATTATGAACTTTGCTCATTCTAGATTTAGAGTTTTCATTTCTAATATTAGTGGAAGCCAAAGATACTACAGAGAACTTTTCTTCTGCTAATTGCTTTAATCTAGAAATGTATTTAAATCCAATAACTAATTTTCTTCTAGTATGAACCATTCTTGTATTCCCATTAGAATCTTCTATAGGAGCACAAACGTAACAATGTTTATTAATAAACGGGAAAGTAGCATAAATATTAGCTAAGAGGTCAATACTCATATTAGTAGATATAGGTTTTAAAGATAAATTGATATGACCTTCATGTATCATCTGTTGAATATATAGATTTCTCTGATATTCATTATCTTCCCAATCTAAATCATTTCTATCATAAACAAAGTTAAAAGACTCAGATAGGAATGCAGCTTCTTCAGGGTTTAGTAACTCAATATATTTATGAATCATTGCAAATGCTTGATCATAAGTAATCTTATTAGCAGATAAATTCTTATCTATATACTCAAGCAACTGCCAACCAATATAAGTTACTGAAGTTTCAAACAGCTGACCATCGTTAAGACGGTTAATACATGTATTCATAGAATAGAGTACATCTACAGGAACCCATTTACCATTTCTATAGTAATGAGGCATGAGATTATCAGGTTTTACTTTAGATATTACACCTTTACCACCATATCTATCTGTAATCTTATCTCCACTATGAAGAGGTTTATTCTGCTGTATATACATGATCATAGTAATATTGTTGAATACCTTTTCATTTATATACTGCTTGCCTTTAGAGATGCAATCACAATTATAAAACATTTTTTGCAAATCATATGATATGTTTACATCTAATCTTTCACCAGTATTTGTATCAAAGATTAAAGGTGCTACTTTATCAACAAATTCTTTTGAGAATCTGATTGTTTCATCATAGTATTTTTTAACTTGATTATTATACATAGAAGTTTCTAATTTTTCGGGATTGTTACAAAAAACATCAATGTCTATAACTTTCCCTTCAACTATGTATTCTTTATCATTAAGCATTGTTGTCTTAAGTCTATCCCAAGACTGAGTAAACAATGCTTCTTCATCCTTAAGTTCTCTACGAACTGCACAAAGGATGTTATTTTCAATATCTTCATTAATATCAGGAAAGGTCTTATATTCTTTTCCTTTTCCATATAAGTTAAGTAGAATATCATTATCATTGATTTTGATTTCTACTTTATCTATCAAAGGAGTTACAAATTTATTAGCAGCTGATTGGCTAATTACAATAGGGTCTTCTTTTACATCTTCACATGCTACATACATTGTGGAGAGGTTTATCCCTTCAGCCCTATTGTTGTATTCATCATAAGATATTGTCTTTTTAATTACATCATCTTTATGAATAGTCTTTCCAACAGATAGGCTATCTAAATATTCATTATTATATAAATAGCCATAAAATTCTGTTATGTGTTTATAACCTATACGTTCAATACATGTAAGAACATTCTTGTTTTTATTGTATAAGATAAGCCAATAATGTCTATCAGGATCATTACTAAATTTCGATATTTTAGCCATGACCTTATAATTGAACTCAGCCCTAATAAAATTAGAGCTGAATTCACCGAATTGGTTTTCATAACCAGTAGAAATAATGGGGACTTCAGGATTAAGGAGCTGTGTTATCTGTTCCATCTGAATCCCCTGCATTATCTTTCTGGAACCTGAGTTGGTGTTGTTGAAAGGTTGTTTAAGACCTTTACACAACGTATACTCTTGACTAGGAAGTTTCTTTTCTATTTCTTCTATCTCTTTTCCAAGTCTAAGCGTAGTATTAGTTGTTTTCATTGATTAGACTCCTCTTTTTAAAACTAAATTAAAGCTATTCTTATTCTATAATTAGAATATAAAGTGCTTATCAAAACCTTTATATCTTCTTCCTCTAAATTATTAATAAAGTGGAATAAATTAGAATAGTCTATCATAAAATAGAACATCGTATCATCATAATCAGGATAGCACGATGTTAGAATAGAACGAGTGCTTCTAAGACCATTGGAAATACTTTTAAAAGTCATTTCATCTTCTTTTCCAGCTACTGTAAACAAAGAAATTGTTTCATCTTCCTCATCATCGGTATTTGTATTACTTTTACTTTCAATAGGAACCGATAAACAAGTATTTGAATTGTAAGTATCTAACTTTTCTTTTTCTGAATCTGATAACTCCCCAATAGAACCAGACTCAATTTGCTTCTTTAACTCTTCGATTGTTCCAAGTTTTACATCAACACTAACTTTTTTCATTGAAATCTCCTCCTAGAAATAAAGAAAAAACATGAGAGATCTCTTGACCTCTCATGTTTATAATATATAAGCCTAAAAATTATTCCACTTCATATAAAGAGTCTGAAGTAAGAAGATCGTCAGTGTGAAGATTTTCTGCAAGAATGATTCTTTGAGGAATTTTCTTTAAATATCCCAAAGCCGCTTTTACAAAAGCCGCTCTAAATTCAGGATTTTCATTTATTTTTTCTCTAAAGTTACCATATGAGAACTTATGAATTTTATCAGGATCAAAAGATAATGAAGCTCCTCCACCATAAAGGAGTTTATTATTCTTCATATCTTCTAATAATGATAACCAAGGATCAAATCCATTATTATAATCAAATACAAGTCTTGTACCAGTTTTCTTTCCTGAAGATCTTGATTTTACTAAACTAAGTTCTACAACAGAACCTTCAACCTTATAAGTTTCATCAGCTTTAAGTTTACTCTTAGCATCTAATCTAATGATATTATTAGCTACATAAGTGGATGATCTTCCTCTAGGAAGTCTTTCTCCTTGCTTAAGATATTGCACTGCATTCGGTTTAGGGAATATACTCATCTGAACATCTTCGAGAATATGATTAATACCAAATAAAATGATATTAGCTTCTTTAAGAAGAGGAATAATCTGTCTAAATATTCTTGTTAAGATCTGAGCTGTTGCTGCACCAGATGATTTTCCTGCTAATTCATCATCATCAATATATTCCTTAGGCATAAGCATAGGGATAGAATCTATGATGTATAAAGTAGGTTCTAATTTCATAATAGGCTTTCCATATACATCATTTCTCTTTGTATCATAAAGAAACTTATCTACATTAGAAAGCTTGAGATCATGAATCATCTTAATACGTTCATAAAAGTTTTCTGCAGTGATACCAGTGTTTCTTACAATATATCTCTTTTCATATTCTTCAACAGAAAATCCAGATAAAGATCTACGTCTGGAAGAAGTCATACCACCTTCAATATTATCTTCAAAGATAGTAGAGGTTTTATATTGTCTAGCAATATTTGCTGCTATTTGAGTTACTAAAGTAGATTTACCACAACCTGTATTCCCTATAAATGCATTATAAGATCCATCAGTAATACCTAATACATAATAAGGATGTAATTCTCCATTTGATAACCGTTCATCATTAATAAACCCGTTTTGATAGTCGAAATTAAGAAAGCCACTAGGATACCCTGTATCTTCTTTGGCTTCTTGTTTCATACTAAAATCCATTCCAGCTGCTTTTTCTCTAAACATCTGTTCAAGCATGCTATCTGTTTCTGCCATTAGTTTATCCTCCATCTCTCAAAAAAATAAACATTTTGATATAATAAATTGTTGATGTTTTTATCAAAAATAATTACCCATACCTAATTAAAGGTATGGGTATATTCTTACTTCAGATAGATATCATTTCTATACAAATTGTTTATAGATGCATTGATCTTAGGATATATAGATTTGTCTAGCTTCTTAAGACTAAATCTTAAATCCTCATACTCTAATCCTTCTATACTAATCATATTATGAACTTGCATTAAGATATTATCTATAACAGGTTCATCTTTTGATTCTATTATATTTAAAACAGCTTTATTTATTATATTGGAGATATAGATAATATCGCTGGTTATCCAATCTTCATCAGACCTATAGATATAGTTGTCTTTTAATAAATGTAAAAATACTTGGGAAATTTCCTTGGTATCAGGATATATAAGATTAAACAACTTCTCAATCTTATCTACAGATATATTGTTCGATACATCCAATCCTATACAAATGATAGATGATATCAATCGTGTAATATTTTCATCAAAACTAAAAGATGATTTTCTAGCTACTGCAATATAAGAAGATGATACTTGATTGAATTCGCAAATATTCATAATCTTATGAGTCATATTATTGTTTACTATTGTACTTAAGAACGTATATAGCTTAGCTAAATATTGATTTACAGGAAACATATTATAGATCATAGAATTACAATATATTCTATCCTCATAACTTAACTCTTCTTCCATACATACTTGGATTAAGAATGTAATGAATCTTGTATTCTCTTTTAAAAAGTTTAATTCTTCAAATTTTTCGATATTATACAAAAAAGATTTGTACTCTTGTTTTACTAAACGATAAGCGAGTTCGTCTGGCAAATAACTAACATTTGCCAGACACGTCGCTAACTTACTACCTACATTAGTTTCTACAAGAGATTCAATTTTTAAACTATTTTCATTTTCCATATTTAAATCTCCTATAGGTAAGAGGATTGATTATAATTCATCGGATGCTTTAAAAGGCTTTGTTTCTCCTTTACCTTTTACACCCATTTTACTAAAGAAGTCAGATCTAGATGCAGCAAGTTTGTTTGTATTCTTTTCTGCATAAACCTTAACTTTAGAATTCATATCTAATGCATCAGCATCAGATGTATCAAAGTTCTGTTTAAAGAATCTATCAGATTTCATATCAATAGATTCTAATTGTTTCTTGTACTTATTATAAGTAGTCTTAACATCATCAAACGGGATCTTCATCCCAGATACAATGATATCTACATATTCATCATCATGATAATTTTGAATATGCAAGAATAATTCATACGGCTCACCGTATTTGGCTTTGATAACTTCAAAGCTCTGATCGATAAACTCTTGAGTCTTTTCTCCACAGTTGATAATGATACCAATGCGTTTTGCAGAGCGTTCATTATCAAGACTATGTGTTTCTCTCATCATATTTTCAAGAGCCATATTAAAATCTTCTACACTGCGAATCTTATTAAGAACACAATGTTCAATAGTCATGAATCCAGGAGTTGTATCAATTTTATAAAGATCAGTATCATCAATGTTGTTATCAGAAGCAATAATATTCTGACCAAGCAATGTTGATACCCGTTTTACAAATTCCTGATTTGCAAGATTTTCAGCTTTCTTTCTATTTCCTTTAGCTTCATCTAAGAAGGATTTATTAGAAATAGCTTGTACCACATATTCTTCAGAGAGGTCATGGAACCAATCTACAGTATTCTTAAGACCTCTAACATCATCTTCAAACCCAGTAAATACAAACATTTGTACATTTGTATTGATTACTTCTTTCATATATTGAGCTATTACAGAAGAAGCACCGCATCCAGTGCCACCTTCTGAAGAAGTAACAATAACAACCATCTTATCTTCAGGATCTAAGAATGCATCAAGATTTACAGTATGATTGGATAAGGCATCTACAATCATTTCTTTTGCAAGATTTCTTTCTTTACCGCATCCTTTTACATCCCCAAATTCAATTGCAAATTCTTTATACTTTTCAGGTACATCTGTAAGTGTACTATTTAAAAGCAAGCAAGAACTTGATTGGATTACTCCTTGTTCCAAGAGCTGTATCACAGCTTTATTACCAGCTGCACCAACCCCAATAAATTTTGCACTAAGCATTATAACATCTCCTCCATAATAGTATATTATATGGTAACTCTAAAAATTATTTATAATAAGACGATACTGTTATTAGCAACGCCCAGTATAGAAATTACCCATGTATCAGATGTAGCATATCCAGCTTCTTTCATCTGACGTAATGTAGTATAACCTTGTGCATAATAATTTTTCTTAATCCACATAGCACCATTAATTATACCTTCTTCCATATTTGATCCCATAGCATAAGCTTGATTAGGATCAACATCGACAGCATTAATACCGAAATAATTAAATCTGTTTTTGGCTAAATAACTATTACCAAATCCAGATTCCACACATGCATGAGCAAAGATGTAGATAGGATTCAACCCTGTTACTTGAGAAGCCTTGATGAATATATCACCATGACCTTTGAATTCGGTTCCACCACATTTTATATCATACTTATCGATGATATTGTTCATATCTTCTACTGTAATACCTCTGTTAGAACAAAGATCAGTATCTGCTGTGAAACCTTCTTTTAAATTTGTAATTGCGTTCATTCTAGTAACATGAATCTTTTCTAACTTTTCCTCTTGTTTTTTAATATTTTCTTTTTGTTCTTCATGCATGTTCTGCAAGGTGTTGATGATTGCTTGATTTTGTTCTTTTGCATCAGATAGATTTTTCGTCATTTCATCCATTTGTGTTTGCAGTGAGTGAACTCTTATTGTAGCATACATGCTTTCAACAATTGAAATAGCTACAAAAACAATCAACAGAACTGTGAAAACATATCTCATCTTGTGTTTTGTATGAGATTGCTTTCTAACCACATTTGTTTTACTTTTACTAGAATTTTTCTGATGTACTATCATCTAACCATCCTTTCTTCTAAAAACTCAGTTTGAGTAAAAAAATGACACTCATAGCAACTAAGTGCTATGAGTGCTGAGAATGAAAAAATACAATATTTTATTTTTGTGTTTGTTGTTGCTGTTTTACTTTTTCTTTTTCTTCTTCTGTAAGCACATGTACTCCGCAACCAAAGTCACCTTGTTCAGTTAAGCTTACAACTTGTTCTTCTTGTTTGTCGTTCATATTTATACCTCCTTTTAAATATTACCTGACAAGCTTAATTTATGTTCTTGCTTCATTAAACTTCATTTTTATAATATATAATTTCAGGATATTTTATTGTTCTCTCCTAATTCCTGATCTATCTAAGTTCTTCTTTTCAAGAGTTCTAGGTAAATAATCATCTTTATTTACTAAGTTTGAATTAATATGAGCACCAATAAGATATGCAGAAATAAGATTTCTAGCAATAGAATCATCGTTTTCTACAGGAACATCTTTTTGACTAACCATGCCTGTCAGATTTATCTGATTATAGAACTTAGCTTTTGCTGTCATTGAATCTGCACGGTAAGTAGACAATTCTTTCATTGTTTCAGGAAGATCCAAGGTAACTAAAGATTCAAATTCACGGTCAGTAGAGTTGCCATTCTTATCAGTATCTATAAGAAGACCTGTTCTATAATCACGTTTAGAAATATTTACAGAATACCCAGTCTTCTTTTGAACCATTTGCTTTAATCTCTTAAGAGTCATATAGACAACCAATACAGGTTGAGATTTTACAGGTTTCCCTTCTTTGTTTCTATTGATAAAAGGCATACTAACTTTTTCTTCAATTGGAACTTTGATATAATGCAAAGCATCCATAATCTGATCTATGGTAGGATCATTGTCGAATACCTTTGATTGGAATTTGAGAGGGAAGTCTTGATTAAAGAAATCTTTAAATTGAGCATCACTCATTTTAGCAAATTTCGCTTTATAATATTCTGTATTTTGCCCAGTCTTGTCTACAATATCAAATACTTTATATATCCGCTCTTCTACTTTTTTTCTAGCTTCTTTGATATTCATAATTATCCCTTCTTAGGTTTGTTTATACCAAGTAAAGCTTGAAATGCTTGATTTATCATTGCTGTGCTTCCATGAGCTTCTATTGTTTTATCATTTATAATTTCACCAAGATTTAATTTTTCTAAGTTTCTATTATAGAATTTGAACATTCTGTCTGCAACAGTATCTCCATCTACAACAGTTTCAAATTTATCAAGCTGTTCTTTACAACCTGCTAATTGTTCTTGTATTTCTTTTTTCATTTTAGGGTTGATTTCTTTGGATTCTTTTAATTCTAATTCCATCTGTTCTACTTGGTATCTAACCCTAGCAATATCCGTAGGATGTACATCTCCCATTGTCCAGAACTTGTAATTGATATCATACATTATCTTTCCAAGCCCAACCACAATATTAAATACAGGAACTTGCTTTAATGTTTTTGTAAGAGAGGTTTCTTTATTTCCTAATTTATTAAAAGCAGAGCTTAATTCTGCACCATAACCATACATCCCAGCAAATTGGTCAGCAAATTTTTCATCTACCAATCCATACTTAGTGCCTTTATACATAATAAGTTTTGAGAAGGTATGACCAATTTCATGAAGAAGGAAAGACATAAGTTCAGGAATGGTAATAGCACTTCCAAAAACTGCACCAAGATTTAAACAAATCAAAATATTAAGAGGGAACTTTTTCTTATCAATCTTACAACCACGTTCAGTCATAATTACATAATTTTTAAAATTCTTTACATCATGTGCCGTATCATTAAAGTCATAAGCCTTTCCTGTTTTACGGTCTAAGATAAAAGGAATAGTATATGCATTTAATGTAGGATCAGGATTGATGGTTAAGATTACTCCATTAAACCCAAATGTATTTTCAATACATTGTTCAATATCTCTCAGTGTCTTATCTTTACTAAGTTTTATATAAGAATTAAAAGATTTCAAGGGCTTATCTTTTGCATATTTAGTTTTAAATTTTATAAAAAGATCTTCTATTTTGAGTACATCGTTTGTTTTCCCAAAATAAACTTCATTTAAAGATATCATTATATATCATACTCCTATTTATTTGAATTGATTATAGTAAATGCAAAATATTTAGCAATGGCTTTATGATAAGAAAGCTTAGTTGCTATACGGTGTTTACGTTTTCTATATTGTACAGAGTTATCATCTAATAACTCTTCCATTATATCTTTAATCCTATTCAAACTAGGATCTTTAGTATTTGGTTTGGGTTGAATAGTGAATTTTAAGAATGCTACTGTAGCGATATCTTTATTATTAGCTTGTGCAAGATATGTAGCAATATATAAAGTTATAAGCTCTTTTATCTTATCTAAGTTTTCAGGATTGTTTAAAATAGTTTCCATCAAAGCAGATAACTCTTGAACTCCAACGTTACCATCTACACACATAGTACAAGTTCTATAATCTATCTTAGTAGTATTCAAAGTATTCATTGTATTTTCTACATATTGCTGCAATTTAAATGAATCATTTGTAGAAAGATTGAAAGTTGAATCTCCAGATCCTTCATCTGGTAATTGATCTTTTTCATATAAGATACCATCTTTATTCTTATATGCTTCATAATAAAGAGAAGCAATATTTTTCATAAAAGATTTTATACGATTGAATAGCTGTTCATTTACATATACTGTATCCTCATCATCAAAAGATTTAAACATCTTTTCATAAGAAGCAATCCAAGTAGAGTTTATAGATTTAATAGCACCTATGACACTACCCTTAGATTTAAGATCAAACTTTTGAGATAGCATATGATTCACAACATATTCCATTATGTATCTATATTTAGACGGAGCTACTACTTTAAAGAATTCATAATGAATAATAGGATAGAACTTAGCTGAGAAAGCAAGATATATCATAGCCAACTCTAAATTTGTTTTATCTTTCTTTAAACAAAAATATCTTACAATACAAAGTGCTACAATAGTAACAGTATCTTTAGCAGACGCCGGTTTAAAATGAGCATGATTTGCATAATAAGTATTTCCAATACCAGCTTTAATCTGGACTTCGGTTATTTTTAAAGCTTTAAACAATTCTTGCTTATCTTCATCTCTATAATAGATTCTATCAGCAGGAACCGTATCAAATAAATATTGCGATCGTTTTGAAATAAAATTAGACAAACATCTTTTCCAAGAAATAAGATTTTTCTTTAGGCTATCCTCAATGATAGGATAAACCTCTTTAAGAATGGCAGATGTGTTAAAATTCTTCTTTTTTGGCATTGTAGGATAAACCTCCTATCAGATTATATGAATGTCTTAAAGTAAAAAAATATGGGGTTTACAAAAAAAAAAGAATGAACCCCATGGATGGGGAATGGAGGCTGTTATAATACCTTGTAAGTAGTAACAGAATCCATGAGGTTCAAACCTGGAAAGGAAGTGGTAAGGAGTGTGATTGATTGTTTGTAGTGTTTTGATATTGAGCTTTGTGAGTGTCCCATCGATCGGATAATAATCAAGTAGATTAAACCTTTATACCTATTACCAGAGGGGTTGTTTAACCTATATGCATATAGCATATTTGACTATTCTATATTTAGTTCTAATGGTTGTCGAAGCCATTAGAATTATTAAAGTTTTGAAAGAGGAGATTAGATTCTTTCATTTGAAACTTTCGTACACTCCTTACCACATTAATAATATATAACCAAAAAAATAATTAGGTATGAGAGTAATCTCTCATACCTAATATCTTATGATATATGAACCCTGTTTGTAATATTAAACAATTTTGCACCGCACCCTACAGTACTTCCTTCAGGAATATCTGAAACTTTGATTTCATCTTCTTTTCTTCCTTGTATAGAACACAATACGTTATCACTTCTTAGAGGAGCTATGAAGATAATACTATCATCTTTCTTAAGTTTAATAATTCTATCTCCAGCTTTTCCTCTATTAGATCTCTTTACAATATCAAGAGATATTTTATTTACATATCCATTCTTTGTAACAACGACAATATCTGTCATATTAGGTAATACAAAGCTCATACCATCTATAACACTTGCTGCTGTTGATACTCTATTACCCTTGGTAGATCTCTTAAGATAAGGGATTTCTTTAGGATGGATTCTAAGAACTTTAGTCCCTGCATATACAAGAATATCCATCTTTTCAGGACCTACTAAAATTCCTTGTACATAATCATTTTCATCTAATTTGCTATAGATGATACCAGAAGGGGGAGCAGTCAATACATCAGTGATATCAATCTTTTTGATATATCCTTTTCTACTAACTACAAATAGATAGCTATGAGCTTTAGATTCTACCATCTTATTTAAAGTAGATTCAGGAATAGCACAAGCTATATCAGGGGTGAGATACTTGTTCAATAAACGAATATCATTCCCATTTGAATTCTTATCTGATAACGGTATTTTATGCACAGGAAGTTTAAATACTTTTCCCAAAGAAGAGAATAAGACTATGTCTTCATCATTCTCTGCTTTTGTAATAAATTTAATCTCATCTTTATTAAGGGCTGTAATATTTTCATTTTCCCCGATCTTCTTTACATACCCTTTCTTTGTGAAAATAAGTCTAAATGTACCAGGAGCTATACCAGATGCTTCTGATTTGGAAATAAGATGACACATGCGTTTATTATTATATTTTCTCTTGATTTCCAACATTTCATCAATAATAACATGGTCTATCTTTTCAGGATGGATAAGGATATCCATAATTTCTTTTACTTTTGCTTCTAATTCTTTTAATTCATTTTCATACTTAATACGATAACCTTCTGTAAGCTTCCCGAGATCATATTCTAATAATGACTTAGCTTGAAGATTTGTAATCTTTAACTGGCTAGATGTATAATCTATAAGTTCTTGCCTATCTGTGGTCTTCTGTTTACGAATCATATTGATTACGTTATCTAGTTCTTTCTTATGAGACAATACATACAACAAGAACTTTCGTTCATGAATAGAGGTCTTATACTTTTGAAGAATAGAGTTAAACTTTCTAGCAACACTTGTTCTTCTAAAGTTAATAAAGTTTAATAGGTATTCTCTATAATTCATATAACAAAGTTTATTGTCTTTGATTACAATGATTCTAACCTGTCTAGTTTGTCTAATACTTGTATTAGCATACAAGAACTCTTTAGCATAATTAGGATCAATATTATCTTTAAGCTTAATTACTTCTTCAAATCTGATTTCTCCAGTTTTCTTATCTCTAGTTGTTCTAGACACATGGTCCTGTATAAAAGGAGCAGCTCCAGAAGTTACTAATTTTACAATGGATTTATAAACTGAATCAAAGTATACGAAGTCAGGAAGAGATCTTATAAACAATGCAGGCTTCTTATCATAAGTACCTGTTTCTATAATCCCCTGAGATATATAAGTTCCATTGCCTGTTTCATTGATTGTTTTCCAATCTGTATCAATAATTTCACAAGGCATACATTCATCAGGAATCAAACAGAATTTATGGTTAGGGTTCTTAATAAGACCTATAGTAGCATCTATTACTTCTCCAAGATTATGAGAAGGAATAGAAGTTTTTACACCTACCGCAATCCCTACCTGTCCTAATACAAGCAATGCAGGAATTCGTGCAGGTAAATATAACGGTTCTTTACAACGTTTATCATAATTATCTACCCAGTCTGTAGAATTAGAGTCTTCATAGATATCTTTGATAAATACATCTGTTGCAAATTTACTAATTTTACATTCAGTATATCTAGGTGCTGCCGCTTGATTGTTTGCTTTGCTTCCCCAAGATCCAGATCCTTCCATAGTAGGATATTTGGTAGCAAAGTCATTGATCATATTTCTAATGGCATCATTTACAGCTGTATCCCCATGAGGATTATATTTACGAATAACCTGACCCATGATATTAGAAGTTTTGATAAATCCTTGACCTCTAAAATCATTTGCAGCACAAAACAGAATTCTTCTGATAACAGGCTTTAATCCATCAATCATGTCAGGAATGGCTCTGTTTCTAATAACATAGATTGCATAGTCTCTCATATCTTGATTAGATTGAGTTGCTATATTTACATCTATAACTCTTTCTGCCATCAATAAATCTCCTCTCGGTGTTTTAAATTAAGCATATAAGGCTTAATCTATAATAGTATTTTTTAGAATTTGTTATTATTCTCTATATTATAGTTATACCTCCAATACATTAGTATTTCAAATCTATAATATATCACTATATAAAGAATTAAACCCTAGAGCCTTTATAGCTCTAGGGTAAAAAAATTAATAGATCATTGTTTTTGTATCACTTGATAATTCCGGACCCACTTTATTATGGGATGGATTAATTCTTTCTTCTTTATATCTTCTTAAAATAGTAAGATTTTCATTGATGTAATTATTATCTAAATAGATGATTAGATAGCATTTTGTAGACTTGATAGGTTGTTTGAATTTGATCTCAAACTTATTCCAATCTATCTCTGTTTTTATAAATTCAAACGAATTATATATCTTCAAATCTATAAATACTTCAGGAGCTATTGCTATGGATTTAGTATAATCTACTATATCTCTGAGATCTCCTATCAACCCATCAAATTTAATAGACATTAATTTTCCATCTTTTATATCTTGAATTTCTTTTTCATCTGTAAATTCATATTCAGATTTGATATTCCATTGCCATCCCTTTTCATTATGAGGAGGTATTCTAGAAGCATTCATAAGAGAAGTAATAGCAGAGGCTTTATCCAATGTAGTACACTGTACATTATCTCTTACTTTAAGAGAATAATATGCATAGAATTTTGGAGATGGGAACCTTACATTAGTATCAAATGAAATACCATAGTCAGTCTTAGTCTGACCAATATCAGAGCCTTGGTCTATATTGATTTCATTTGTCTTAATATGAATAATAGTCTGAGGTACTTTGAGGAAGTATTCCATATTATGAGTAGCTGCATTGAATTTGTATAATACAGGTAATCTGGAATGAGAATTTATATAGTGTAAGAATTTAGTTACTTCTAATATATCTCCATCTTTAATACATATACCAAGAGCATCTTCTGCTAATTGATTCATAAGTTCTTTAGGAAGAGGATAATCTATATCGTTGTAATGTTTCTGTGTTCCTCCGGCTCTAAACGCCATTTGACACATTTTAGCAATATCTAATTGCATTCCTCTTCCATTAAACCTCATTCTGTAGTTGAAGTTCATAAGAAGCATTTCCATAGTCATAGATATGAATAGACTTTTGTCTCTATCTATAAACCATGCATCTCTATAAGTACATCTATTCGTATATAATAAAAGACCCATATTATGAAGATCTATATTCTCTCTATTAAACGAAAAATCTAATTCAGGAGTAATGGTAACAGCAGGTTTGTTTACTGCTATCATATCTTTAGTTCTTCTTCTCCTAAATGGGTTTAGCATGTGTTCGGAATCTAGCCATGTTGTCTTAAAAAATTTATCCCCAAATTTATCAAAGAACCAAGCTCTCATATATTCAATACAACAAGAATATGCTTGATTTACAGAAGGGATGATAAGATTTGTTTTTAAATTGTGCTCATAGCTTTTTTTGAGTTCAAGATTTACTAACTTACCACTATCTTTTAACTCTTCTAGTTCTATATTAGATAATATTTTTACATTATCTTGATCCATTTATATTCACACCTCGTTTCCGTATTATAAAGATGTGACAAAAAATAAAAAACAACATAGCCTGCCCAACAGGGCAGGTTATTAAACCACTAATCACTGATATAATATACAATCATTTTTTGAAAGATTATCACTAACGCCATTAAGACGTTAGTGATAAAAAGTGACAATTATCAATATTAACAAAATCATGGAAAAACAAAATCTATATTTATCAGGTAACTATGAATGCAAGGATTAGTCGTTATAGGGTATGCAAAACAAACTATTTTGATATATATAGTTATACGTAATACTTGAAAAATAATAAAGGTATTGCTAAGGGTAGCAACTATACCAGATAAACATTTGGCCTATTTAGATAGCCTAGTAACCACTCTTCGTGGAATCCTTTTGTGGTATAGATTTATTTAACTTTTATAAATTTAAATAATTATACTTTTATAAAGTTAGATGTTTAATAACCTTCTATTTATATAATACTGTCGGATATAAACCCTAGAAGGGAGAGGGCTATAAATATTTAAAAAGTTAATTGTTTATAGAGTTAAATGTTTTTCAGTTTAGGTGATACGGATTACCTTTCGGCCACAACATAGTTCCATATCTGACTATGCGACAATAAAGTACAGTACTGTTATCGTCATCTCTTATTATCATCTAATTAAGTATAGAGAGTCTGTAGATCATACCGCTAAGGTATGGAATCGATAAATTATAAAAGTAAAGTTTCTTGATATTTAAAGAGAAAAGAAACTCTATAAAAGAACCTCTCCTAAATAACTCTATGTTTAATGCTTCCCTAGCAATTTAAAAATAAAGATTAATATGTAAATTCTACTTTAGTAGCAGCATTTACTTCAGATAAAGCAGAATCAATGGTTGCAATATAGTTGTTTACCATATCAATGAATTTACGAACCTTTACTCCATCAGCTACTTTGAGAGGATCAAGAATCTTAACTTCATTATCTTTACGAGCTTTTTCTTTTGCTTCATCAATATCTTTAGCTGTAAAGTTTCTCTTCATTTCAACAGGGAACTTTCTATCGAGTTCTTTTTCTACTTCTTCTTCAGCCTTTTCATCAAATTCTTTTTTCTTAAGAATTTCTGTTCCATATTTAGATCCTAAAGAACGAGCAAGATGACTAAGAACTTCAATAAAATATTTCTTTCTAAGAATAGCTTCTGCAATAGTAATTTCTTCTTCCCCAACTTCTTTTCCATTAAAAACGTCTTTAATAGAAATAAAGGCAGGAACTCGAACTGTTGTAGTAGCATTAGCTTTTACTCTAGCAGCATTTAATGCTTTAAAACGAATAAGAAGAGCATCAAATTCATCAAAATACGAAAGAGTATTCTTTTCTGCATCTTCGATGCTAAGAGGCCCAATAAACTTATTATAATCAAAATAATAAGAAATAAGGTTGAATTGTTTTGCAGAAACGATTTCATTAAGACGTTTTGCAACCAATTTTTGTTCAGAGATTAATTTAGCAATGCTCATTGTTTCAGTAGTAGCCATTACAATACCCTCCTATATAATAAATACTAAACGTTAAAAATAACTAATTAATTGTATATAGTATTTTTATTTATTATAATAAGCAACTATGAGATTCTGCTAAATTTTCCCAAAGAACAACTTCATGATTCTTTTTAGCATCGGTATCTTTTTTCCACAGATCAAATGTCTTTTTAAGATCTATCAATCTTTGATTGGATGAACCTCTAAACTTTAAAGATATATCTTTTTGTTTAATTATAAACTCTCCATCTACTAACACATCAGAATTATGGAGAAGACTTTCTGTTCCACTATATCCATAATTCACAAATTTTTCTTTCTTTATTCTAGTTCCAACCAATTCATCTAATTTATATCCAGAATAAACCCATATATTTTTTGTATCTTTAAATTCTTCTCTTACTTCTTCCACAAATCTTCCTAAACACTGCACACTCTTATGTTCAAATGGCTCTCCACCAAGAATAGATAATCCGGATATATAATCTTTTCTTAAACAATCTTTGATAAGATCTTTTTCTTTAAAGGTAAATCTTTTACCAAAATCAAAATCCCATGCTTCTTTATTATGGCATTCGGGACAATGTCTTGTACAACCTGATACAAATAAGGTAACTCTAACTCCTTCTCCATTAGCTGTATCATATGTCTTTATTTCACCGTAATTCATAGCTGTCTCCCAATTGAAATATCTAGTGTATCATAAAGATACACTAGATATAAATTATTTAGTTTTATAAATGAAGAACTCTATCGTGGATTTCATTAGTTCTACCATAATTCCACATATTATTTCCCAAATACCCACATGTTCTTCTTACAATACTCATTTCTTTAGGATCATGGTTTCCACAATTCGGACAAGTCCAAACCATTTCACCAGTTTCTTCATTTTTATCTAATTTAATTTCTCCTTCATAACCACATTTATAACAGTAATCAGATTTTGAATTGATTTCTGCATAAAGAATATGATCATAAATATGAGAAAGTACTTTCATAATAGCTTCAACATTATTAAGCATACTAGGACTTTCTCCATATGAGATAGCCCCACCTGTACTAAGTTCTTGGAACTGAGATTCAAAGTTGAACTTATCGAAGATACTAATAGGTTCGGTTACATGAACATGATAAGAATTTGTTACATAAGGTTTATCTGTTACACCTTCTATAACACCAAACCGTCTTTGATTTGCTTTAGCAAATTTATAGGTAGTGGATTCCAAAGGAGTTCCATAAATAGCATATCCTAAGTTTTCCTTTTCTTTCCATTCTTTACATTTTTCATTCATGCGTTTCATAATATCAAGAGCAAAAGGAGTAGCTTCAGGATCTGTATGAGATTTTCCAGTCATATATCTTACAGCTTCATATAAACCAGCATATCCAAGAGAAATAGTAGCATAGCCACCAACAAGAAGTTTATCTATTGTTTCACCAGGTTTTAATCTAGATAAAGCACCATGCTGCCAAAGAATAGGAGCATAATCAGAGGTGGTTCCTTTTAATCTATTATATCGAACCAATAATGCTTTATGAACTAATTCTAAAGCTTCATCAAACTTCTTCCAAAATACTTCTTTGTCTCCTTTAGACGATAATGCTACATAGGGAATATTAAGAGTTACTACACCCATATTAAATCTTCCCCAATATTTATAATTTCCATTTTCATCTTTCCAAGGAGAAAGCATTGAACGACAATTATGTGAATTTATACCAGATACATCGAATCTATCAGATTCTGTTTCTACATCGTATTCATATTCCCCAATATTTCCTAAAAATTCTACTGATTCTACAGTATATTCTTTTGAAAAATCGCTTTCTTTTTCATATTTGGATGCAGGAACTATATCTCCAGGTTTTAAATCTTCTACTGCTATTCTTCCTCTTTGAGTGGGTAACGGATGATCACTTGTAAGTGTTAATATTCTTCCATTAAACTTTACTCTATTCCAACGATTATAATCATCATTTCTTATAAACTTCTTAACTTTTACAAATCCATTTGAAGATGAATCAAAGATAAGCATATTTTCAGGAACGATGAATTCTGATTTAGCTCCTATCAATTTAATCATAGATCCACCATATATAGATACTAATCTATCCCATGCTCTTTCAAATGATTCTACAAATAATTGATTATTGAGTTTATAAGTAATTACTTCTTTCCCAAATACAGCACCCATTGGGATTACAACAGTTCCTTCTTTTAATTCTTTCATCTTCTTTTCTGAAATATAATCAGGAACCATTCTTTTAGCTGTGCATTGAGCTGCCATTATTGTGAGATAGTAATATTCATCACCTTCATGAATATTATCATCTTGTAATACATAGATAAGTTTAGGGAATGTAGGAGTTACATATACACCTTGTTTATTCTTAGTACCCTTATATCTTTGACGGAGAGTTTCTTCTATGATCATAGCTAAATCATGTTTTTCTTGTTCATTCTTAGCTTCATTTAAATACATAGATTCTGTTATAAACGGTGCTTGACCATTAGTAGTCATAAGAGTTACAATCTGATATTGTATAGTTTGAATACCGGATTTGATTTCTCTTTTAAGTCTTTCTTCGGCAATCTCTTTAATCTGTTCTTCAGTAAGAGTAGCACCAGAAATTTCTAATTCTTCTTTAATATTGTTGATAATCTTTTTACGAGATACATCTACAAAGGGAGCTAAGTGAGCTAAGGAAATAGTAGCCCCACCATATTGTGAAGATGCCACTTGTGCTATAATCTGAGTTGCAATATTACAAGCAGTTGTAAATGAATGAGGAGTATCAATCTTTGTTTCAGAAATTACTGTTCCATTCTGCAACATGTCTTCAAGGTTAATAAGACAGCAATTATGCATCTTTTGAATGAAGTAATCCATATCATGAAAATGAATTAATCCTTCATTATGTGCTTTTTGAATATCTTCAGGAAGTAAAAGTCGGTTGCTAATATCCTTACTATATTCTCCAGCAATATAATCACGCTGAGTAGAATTGATTGTCGGATTTTTATTTGAATTTTCTTGAAGAACTTCTTCATTTTTGCAGTCGATAAGATTAAGAATTTTTCTATCAAGATCATTAGATTTTCTCATAAGAGCATGTTTATATCGGTAAGTAATATACTCTTTTGCTAATCTATACCTTCCAAGGCTCATAATACAATCTTCTACCATATCTTGAATTTCTTCTACAGATACAGCTCTATCTAATTTAGCACATTTGTAATTAATCTTTTCAACGATTTCATCAATCATCTTAGGACTTAATTTATCTGAACCTTCATATGCATTATTGGCTTTATTAATAGCCTCACAAATCTTATAAGCATCAAAATGAACTTGCGACCCATCTCTTTTAATTACATACATAATTTATTTAGCCTCCTAATAGGATTTTTATTTTAGAACCATTTTGGTTATTCAAATGTATTTATTCCTGTACTAGATAAAAAAATATAACATGTACAAAAATACTATATTTTGTATACAAAACTTATTTGATCTACATTGGGTAGATTATGAAATAAAATTTATATTATTAATTAATAAAAAAATAAAGAGGACAATTTAAGTCCTCTTTATTTTATTTTACTATTTTTTCATTTCATTTGCTGCTTTTTCTGCCTTTTTCTTTTTACTGTACATCGTGATCATATAGGCAGCAAACAAGATGATCAACGTATGAAGTTGTGTAACATAATCTAATAGAGTATAGATAAGACTACCAACTTTAGCTAAACTGCCAGGTTCTTTCTGATCTTCCATGATAAAGAACATGGGGGTACCATCTTTAGACATGCCTTCATATCTAACTTTCAGACTGTCAATATGGCCTTCCTGATCAGATAAGAGTCGATGCATCAATGCTTCTTCTTCTTTTGTTTCAGCATGGATGATGACACTATAATCCAATCTTCTATAATCTCTATCATTAAAGTATCTTTCTAATCCTTTATCAGAAAGAACGGCTGTGCAAACACCATTTTTATTTATAACCGCAGGTGCTGCAATGTATGCATCGTGGATATTATAATATTTTCCTTTGTCATACTCTTTGTTAGCGGCATTCTTATCAGTACTAAAAGATGTAATTATTCTTCCAGTACTTTTATACTCGTAAGTATGGGCTATACCTGCACCTTCTAAAAAGCCCATTAAAAATGTGCCTACAATAGATATATAGATAACTAAAATAAATCCAAAAATAGCTTGGACTTTGAACAGGTCATTCTCAATACCAAGTTTACTTGCTATCTTCTTGGTAATGAATAAGACCGGATTCAGGAATAAATCTGCAGCTTTATTAGCTGCCGTTTTTTCTTGCTGAACTTCTTGCTCTTGACCTTCAACCTTAGAACTTACCTTTCCGTACTGGACGTGCTTCTTTTCTTCCATGATCTTAATCTCCTTTTTTAAAAATGAAATAAAGTTTATAAAAAAATGATTTAATAAACAACACTGTTGGTGATAGTGGATCACCATGTTGTTTTCCGATGGGCTTGAACCCAACTCATGTAAATAAGTTTATTAACTTATTTATTCATTCATTACTATAATATATAATTATAAAAAAAAATAGATTACAGTCCTAAGGCATTAAACCTTAGGACTAGATTTTAGTTATTATCATCAATTTGATCATCAGATAGGGTATCATCTTTTAGTTCATTAGGAAGGTAAAGAAATACACTTTTTAAATGATTATTATAATCATCATAACTAAAAGGCATTTCTTTAGCATATATATCCATACGTTTATCAAAACCAGTAGAGCATTCAAATCTCATATTATCAAGAAGAAATACACTATTTCTTACAATAGCATATAATTTATTCTCTACATAATCTTCCATAAACATTTTTATATCTTTGTATCTAAATATATGAACAAGTCTATCTTTTTCTTTTTCATATAAGAAGTATATAGTTGCTTGATCCTTCTTCATTTGTTTAACCCAATCAAGATGATTAGGAAATAGACTCATATAATCAAAAGGAAGAAGATTGTCTAAAAAGAAATCAGTTAAAAAGTCTTGATCATCCGTAACTTTTCCATAATCCCTTTTAAATACACTACTAGTTTCATTAAAAGGAAGTTCTATAAGGGTTACACCAAAATCTTTAATATAAACATCATAAAATTTACCAGTACTTTTTAATTTAACAGCATAAGAAGGAGAATAATAATCTGGAGTTCCTTCTTTCATGCAAAAGTAAATAGCACTTATATCCGAAATATTAAATTTGATATCATCGGATGTATCTGTTTCTAAAATTAATTTATCATCTTTAGCTTTTGCTTTAACAAGTCTTAACCACTCTCTAAATTCTAGTTTTCTAGGTTTATATTTCTTTATCTTATCTTCTTTCTTCATGTGTTTTATGCTCATATAATATACCCCATTATAAAAAATAAAGGGTGTATTAAAACACCCCAATTATTATTCGTAATCTTCTGAATCAGTATACTTATCATAATTCTCTTTGATAGAATCTCTGGCCCATCCATTAAGATTATTAGGTTTATCATCAAATACCATTATATCTGTGTATTTAAATTCAGGAACAAAATTCGGTGTTCCAGGATTTCCAAAAGCAGGTTCTAATTTATCGTTTTTACTAGGATCGTTATCTACTATATATACAAAAGCAGTATTTTTATCTAACCATTCTATTTTATGTGCAAATCCATGTCTTAATTCACCAGTAATGTCGTCATTATATTGAACTTGGTTTTGTATTCCATCACCAACTTCAGGAAGCTGGCTAATGTGTCTATGTAACATTCTAATTCCTCCAAATAAAAATAAGGGTATTGGGAATTAACCCAATACCCATTAAATTAGATTACATTTTTATATTTTTCTTTTAATGCTTTTATCTTGCTCATTTGTCCAGTACTGTAGTTATCTCTAGATAGTCCGATTAAACTATTTAAGTTTATAAGAATATCTTTAAATATATTGATAGAAGGATTCATCTTTCCATCATCTCTAGAAATACAAAATGCATTTCTAGGAGAATATACAGCTTCGCAAGCATCTTTAAATTCTTTATTATAAATCATAAGAATATTAAGTGTATCTCCATCAAACCTTTGTGTTCAAGTGAGTCGCTAATTCACCCAGTTCTCTTATGAACTTCTCAATCGTTAAATTGAGAGCAGACTATATCACATCCATAATATATGGAGACAAGTGCTTCGGGTATGCTTATACCCTACTTCCCGCTACGGATTAGTCGTTGAACCTCTTGATATTAAATCAAGACAGCTGCTTATTGGACATTGTAATCAACCCTTAGCACCTTATAAAGATGAAGATAATGGAAGAAATCATTATAAGGCTTTTATTTCAGCTTAGGTCATCTATAGATTTCTTTCAGAGTTTCCTCAGCATTCACACTTATGATTGCTCATTATGTTGTAGCATCTATAGCTTTAGCCGTTTCAAGCAATTCTCTTGTTAACCTACACATGTTACCATATATAGGAACCATTTTTTTAATCAGCTGCTAAACCATCTAATGTGTACACATCGATACCCATTGTATAATCTTGTGTACACCCTACAACTCTTTTATATACAATCGATTGATAGAAAATTGTAGGATTTCGATTAATTAGCACAGATACACGATTTGTTTTTATTAATTCATTAATAATTTGCAAAACCCTAGGATCTACTTTTAAAGATGCATAATACCAAATCTTATATGCTTGTGAATATGTGATATTATAAGACTTCTTTATGATATTTATAAGTCTTTGTTGCATTAAGATACATAACCCGAAATAGGGTAATGTAATCTCATCCATTCTCAATTTAGCATTAGGAACAATAACTGAACGTTCTGAAAATGCAGTTCGTCCTGAGATAATAGATCTTAAAGTACCTTTTTTACCAGATAAAATATCAATGATTTCTTTGGTAAGCTTTCCTATCTTAGTTTGCATATCCCAAAGTACTTGGTTTTGATACTTCTTGTTTCTATAGATAGAGAGATCATCTTTATTTACAATAGCTGCAAGCTTTGCTAATATATTAAAATCAGCATTGGTAGATTCAAATGTAAAATTTGTATTTTCTTGTTTTGAAATTCGAAGTTGAGTAGTATATACAGGAATAGAATGTATGAATACTTTATCTCTTTCTTTTACTATCTTATCATAGAATTCTTTTTTAGCAGGTTTCTTTTTTCTATAATACTCTATGATTTCATCAAATCTATCTCTAAGACCAAGCATTCCTATTCCATCAAAAGGACCAGTTGTTTCTTCTGATTTCTTTCTTCTTCCATGACTAACCCTTTTAGATTTAGCTTTTAATAAACGTTTATCATAATTAGTCATAGGAAGACCATTTGAATCTAATTCTACTACAGGTTCTATAATTTTTTCTAATGTACTTTTACCTATAAAACTAGATAAGGTAAGATACATCAAAGGATGTATCAAACAAAACTTTTCTTTTAATTTAATCCATCCAAAATAAGTAAAATCTACACCAACAGGTTTTACTTCAGTACCACATACAGGGCAAACCCAATTCTTATCTCCAGGTACAGAATAAAATGCCCCTTGAGTACAACCATATTTACAAGAATATCTATCAGAATACGGATTAGGATCTTGTAATGATTTACCATATCTAGAACTAAAAATAGAGTCGATAGAATTTAAAGTTTGTGTTATCTTCATGGGCTCTTTAATAATAAACCCATGACCATTACTAAGATCTTTCCTACATTCTTCATCAAGATTAATTAATTCAAATTTTGTAAAATAATCAAATATCTCATTTCTAGGGTACTCATTTTCACTATTCCTCATTTTTCTCCTCCTAAAAACGCAAAAAAGATTAATATAAAGTTTTCCTAAATATAAAAAGTTATCAACCAATAGACTATATCAGTCTATTGGTCATATTTATAATATATATCTAATTATATGATTACATGTTTTTTAAACTTTTTATATCTTTCTACTATCCATTCAGCTTTTTCTAAGGTAAGGGTAGCGATTTTTACTCTAGAGCTCATCTGTAAATAATCTTTTAAGAATAATATGAATTCATCTTCTGTAATATAACTAGTAAGAGAATCATATATCTTAAATACTCTATCTTTAATTTCTTTATATTTAGTATCTAAATTCAATTTTATATCCAAGTGATTTTCAGTTTCGCTTTTAATAAGTTCAATATTTATAATATAAGTATCTTCATACTGAATTGCTATGGTAAATATGTCTTTCAATTTCAATCTTTCCTTTCATAAATATTATTCAATGCATTATTCAATTCTATTATAAATTCATCTCTTACACTCATAATGTCATTACTGAGAAGAGTTATACCTTCATTGGTATCACTTTGCTTTTCAAGATTAGATATATAAGTGCTATATAAGAATAGTAAATTCTTCAATGATTCAAGTAATTCTTTGTCAGTTATATTTACATCTTCACCGTATACATTTTTGTTAAATATATTTACCATATCCATTATAATAGCTTTTTTAAAATAGTCTATATAACTAGATACTTTTTCTATATCTATAGCAGCTTTAAGAGGTTCTTTCTTTTTAGGAATGATTAAGTTCTTTATAGCTTTGGCTTTGTTTGATAAGAAGTCATTAGCTTTCTTTACAGCTAATAATACTGTATTTCTTTTGATTTGTACGTTAGATTTGAATTCTCCATTTTCATAAGTGAATTCATTAAAGCTATTATAATAATTACTGAATCCATCATCAGTTAATTTATAAAATATAGCCATTTTTATTCCTATATCATTTAGTTTTTTAATATACATAATTTTTGCTTTGCTAAGATTTTCTAAATCTTCTTCTTTACCAAACGGTTCTAATGATTTAGGAAATAGAGTTGTATAAAGATTTAGATAAGAATCAAAAAAAGATACAGGGGTTTGTTCTTCATTAGCTACAGTCTGTACATTTCTATATATGATTTCCATTGTTTCTATATACTTATCTAAATTTATATTATTTAGATCAGCTTCTAGTTGATCTATAAAAAGGTCATCATTAAAAGAATTATTATTTTCTTCCATTTAGTCAACCTCCTATAAAAATTGGTATTGGCGACATTTAAATAATTTCTTTAATTCGGAAGGGGTTTATAATGAAAATAGAAAAACGTTTTTCTAATAAAATAACAGATCCTAAAGATATTGAATATCTTGTTGGAATCAAAGAAGAAGAATGTACCAAACTTTCCTTTGCTATGGATATGTTTGGTGATTTTGATGATAAAAGAAGATTCAATACATATGATACAGTAACTATTCCCTCTGGATCCTATGGTCCAGAAGGAAATAAAAATATAAATCCTATCAATACCACAGTAGGTATATGGGTTTTTAATAAAGCTTTTATTGAAAAAGAACTGTTTGATTTATTTGGGTATATAAACAAGCCTATTACTAGTAAAGTCTTTAAAGAAATAAATAAAAAAATGTCTTATGCTGTAATGGAAGATAAGTTACCTCTCGATGCTATCAAGAGATATATTATGAAGACAGAAAAATTTCAACCGTATTGTAATATCTTATCTACTTCTATTACAGAAAATATGCTTAGTATTCCTAAAGTTATTGCTAAGAAGAAACAAGAACTTCTTAAGAAATATGAAAAAGAATTAGCTACTAATGACCCTTCAATTTCCCAGAAGATTGAAGATGAACTTATTGAAGAATGTAAGGTATTGCTAAAAGATGATCCTTCTATTGATATGATCAACTCTGGATCTAAAATAGATTGGGGTAATAATTTCAAGAATATGTTTGTAATGAGAGGAGCTTCTAAGAATCCTGATCCTCTTAACCCTAATGGTGAATATACTATTATCAAATCTGATTTTATGACTGGTATAGCCCCTGATGAATATGCTGCATTTGCTGATTCTCTTACTATTGGTCCTTATTCTCGTGCTAAGAAAACAGCAGACGGTGGTGCTATGGAAAAGACTTTCGTTAAAGCCTTAGAACATTTGTATATTCTTCCTGCTGGTAGTGATTGTGGTACTAAGAGAACCAAATCAATTACCTTAACAAAAGATAATATTGATGATTGGATGTATTCTTATATTGTAGAATCTGGAAATAGATTAGTAGAACTCACATCTGATAATAGAGATTCTTATTTAGGTAAAAAAGTAAAATTTAGATATTCTGGATTATGTGAATCTGAAAAAGGAATCTGTAATAAATGTGCTGGTAATTTATTTACTAGATTAGGAATTAAGAATGTTGGTGTAGCATCTTATATAATTCCTGCTACTATTAAATTGAAAGCTATGAAAAACTTCCATGATTGTACAATAAAAATATTTGATATGGGAGATTATGGTTATAATAAAATATTTGGATATGAATAAAAATATTCTCCATACTCATTTCGAGTATGGAGTTATTCTTTTCATAAATACAGATATCCAAATAAGAGTAATAATATAGGAACAAAAACTATAATAGAACTTAGAATTCCTTCTATTTTACTATCTTTTATCTCTTGATCTATATCCAAAATCAATTGATCTATATATTCAGCAATTGGAATCATCTTTTCCTCTTCCTTTCCTCCCCTATTATTAATAAGTATATTACTTTTTAATTTTTTAATTTCGAGCAATTTATTTTTATTGTGTTGTTTCACATTTACATCAATCCTTTAATAAAAACACCCATAGGAGATAGTATCTCCTATGGGATTCATAATATAGATTTATATTATATGTTTTTAGAAATAGATTCTGTAAATAATATCCCAAGAAGCTCCTCTATCATTCAAGAACTTATTAGGGAAGTTAATTCTTGTAGCAGGTCTAATATCTTGGAAATAAGTAAATCCATCTTCGCCTAATTTTTCCCAAGCTAAACAAAGACTGATACAATTGAATCTTGAATCATTAATACCTGTTGTATTAATAAAGTAATCACGACCATCATCTTTAGTTACTACTAAAGTATTTTCAATAATAACTTGAGCAGGAAATTCAGATTGATCATCATAAATAGAAGAATCAATAGGGGTTCCATCCTCTAATTGTTTTCTAATAGTAGGTTCGCTATCAAACTTCTTAAAATAATAAGCAATGAACTTTTTATCTGTAAAAGTCTTTTTACCAAAATAAACTTGACGTTCATCTTGATCTAAGTCTTTACCATCAGGAATATATTGGAAAGGAACCATATCTTCAGGTGCAATCCATTTCTTGCTATCTACTTCATATTTTAAAGCAGATTCTCTATTACAACCAGAAGTACCCATACAGAAAAGGGACACATAATAATTATTTAAATAATCATTGTTAGAAACATTTTCTGTATTGTCTAATTGTAATCTATTATTATAAGTAGGTGTAATAAATACTTTATCATGTATATCAAACATTTTCATTGCCATGAATTCAGATCCAGGAATCAGGGTTTTGTTATGCCCTCTAAATAATTCTAATCCAGTATCATGGTCTTTAATAATTACTTCTGTTTTAAGACCATTAGGATGGCCTTCTACTAAAGAAACTAATTCATCTGACCCATTGGAAATTACTTCTTCTTTAGGGATATATTTTTCTTTAATATTCACTTTATATCCTCCAAACTAAATTTATTGAACAATTACATATTTGTCTTTGGGTAATCCGCTCTTATCATCAAAATCAAGAGGAGGATTCTTAATCTTAACAGCTTGAGTTAAGCCAGTACAACCAACAAACATATCTGTGCAAGTTAAGCAAGATTTCATATCAATTATACCATCTATCTTTTTAAGAGAGGTACAACCAGCAAACATCATGGAGAAATCTTCACACTTAGAAGTATTGAAAGTGGAAATATTTAGACTGGTTAATTTAACATCCATTGCAAACATTTCAGACAAGTTGGTTGATTCATCGGTTCTAATTCCACCAAGATCAATATTTTCTAAACCATTATTGTATGCAAACATACCATCCATTTTCAAAGCCTTACTTGTATCGAAACTAAGATTAGGAATGGTTTTTAATTTACTCATAGCAAACATGTATGTTGTACCAGAAGCTGCTTTTCCTCTTACTGCATTTATTAAATTATTATTTACTGCTTCAAGTTTAGAGTATTCTTCAGAAGAAGATACGAAATTCTTGAAGTTAATAAAGTTTGTATTAATAGTAAATCTAGCATTCAGATCCATTTCAGTTGTATTTGCTGTTACTACAGTATACTGATGCTTAGCTAATCCACTATTTAAATCAAAATCTGCAGGAGGATTCATAATTGTAATATGTTTCAAAGCAGTGCAACCATCAAACATTCCTGTGCAATTAGTACAAGATTTCATATCAATTATACCATCAATAATTGAAAGACTTGAACAACCAGCAAACATTCTTGAGAAATTGGTTACATTGTTAAAGTTTAATCCACTAAAATCAAGATATGTTACCTTAGCACAATTTTCAAACATAGATTCTGTTGTAGTTGCATTATTTGTATTTAAGAATCTAACTATTGGAAGAGATGTAGCTTTTTTACAATCTCTAAACATTTTTGAAAAATCAGATACATATCTTGTATCAAATTGGATTAGAGGGAAATTTTCTACCCCTTCCCAACCATCAAACATACCAGATACATTGCAAGCCACTTTATCCTTAATAAGAACAATTCTAGGATAATTTGTTAAAGGCATTTTTAAATTAACACCAAAACTCTTAAGATAATCTTTGAAGTTTGTAAGTTTAGTAAATATACTAGCTCTACCATCAAAGCTGTATCCGTAATCAAGACCAACTATGTTTAATAATCCTCCAAATAAAGGTCTCTTATACTCAGAAGGAGAATAATTGAATTCGCCTTGGAAAGAATCTGCAGGATGGGTTTCTATATTTGTTTTTGTAGAACCACTGATTATTGCATTGATTTCATTAATAAAAGGAGCAAGAGTACCAGATAAAATAGAATTTTCTAACTGATTTTTTACAAATACAAAAGGATCAGAATTCAGCATAATTCTATCAAATGTTTTATAAGCATCTCCAATAGCTGTTCCATTAATAAGATCTTTATAAATGGGTTCTGACCAGATAGCAAAATTCCCTCTAAGATCTATAGTAATATATTTCTTAAAGTTATTATAATTAAATACGATATCTTCTCTCATCCAAGGACGGAGATCAAATCTATCTTCTATTGTATTTGTTTCTACATCATATACTTTATCTGATAATGAGAAATAATCTTGTCTATCATCTATTTCATTATCATAAGCAGCATCAATTACTCCAAAAGTAGTATCTTCATCTCTAGATTTACCCCATTCTATTTGAAGGGTGCTATTCTTAGTTAAGAATACGATTTTATATGATTTAAAGAACTCAATCATTCTCATAATATAATTCATTATATCTATACCAGAATGACCAGCAAAGTCATTGAAGATATATTTGCAATCACCCATATATTCATCTAAGATATAAATTATATCATCAATCATGTTTACTATAGTATCTATCTTTTCATCATTATTAGTAATACTTTTTACTCTATTGATAAATTCATAAAGATATTTGTCTTTATCTTGCAAGAATTCAGTATAAGTTTTAGCGATAGTCCCATTAGATAATTTAAAGTATTCCATATTGAGTTTATAATTCATCAATGCAGAATACATATCACTCCATACCTTATATTCTTCCCAATCTTCAGCATCCAACATATTTTGACAAATAGTCTGTCTTACATTCATATTTGTTTTAAATATATTCATGAATTCAGCTAAATCTTTTATTTGAGATTTAGGTGTGATAAAGTCCCAAATAGGGAATTCATCTTCGGTTCTATGCTTTTTACGAAGATATTCTTTAAGATCAGCTAATGAGGTTCTAAAGTTAAATCCTTGAACTATCATAGTCTTAGCAGGATTGTCTATAATAAAATCTTCTATACCATTGAAAACATAGGTAAGAACACTCATAAATATAAATAAATGAGCTAATTTAAATTGATGAGTTGTAGATAAAGAAGGAATCTTAACTAAAAGTTTTTCTTCATAAAATTGATCATCATATAGCATGCTATAGAAATAACTCATCTGAGTAGAATACTCTGATAAATCCATAATCTGAGTAATTCCATAGTATTTGGTTCTAGCATAGTTCCATTGCTGTTTATATATTTCATCTTTTACCATTTGATGATTGTTCTGTTTATAATCTACACCATCCCACCAACCATCTCCTTTAACCATGATATCATAGTCACGATAGTTATTAGGATTCTTTAATTTATCGCTTACATAAAGTTCATTGATAGGAACTTTACAGAATTTAAGATTTGTAGTGGATGCATAATCTTCTTCATATACATATCCTACAGAAGAGGTGCTTCCTCCATTTTCAGAGTAGATATAATGAACAAGTATTCCACCACTATATTTTACTTTAGCCTCTTCAGGGTTGGTAAAATACATGCTTCCATTAAATACATTATATTCTGATTCATCAATAAAGTTATTATTTGCATCTGTAACAAAATACAACCATTGATTTTCAAAATAATAATCAAAAGGAACCTTAATATCTAAATATCCATCTTTACCAATATTTTCAATAGAAGTTAATAAAGGCCTATTGGTTAATTTAAACTGAGAATTAAGTTCATAGAATTTATTATAGATAAACAAAATATTCTCTGTAGTATCTTCATTGGATACTTGAGATTTGTTGAATCCAATATTAAAATTATCTATAATATCCAAATCAGAGTTGCTGTGTACAGAATTTTCTGAAATTGATAAGAATCCTTGTCCTGTTTGTAAATACGGGAAGAAAGGATATTTAATATTGAAATCTACTTTGTTTCTATTAAAAATAGTATAACTCTTTTCTGCTAATTGAAGAGTATATTCAGTATCTCCATTATAGATATAAGTAATATTAACTTTCTGATTTTTCTTTAAATAGTATTTAGATCTTAAGATACGTATATTTGATTTAAGTTTATTAATTTTAAAATCAGAATCTTCTAATAGAGTTCCATCTATATCAACTACTATCTTATTTCCCTTGGTAATAAAATTATCTATAGGAAATTCTATAGGAATGATATATTCTTTATCTCTAGAAGCAATGAAATGAGTCATAGCTACTTTAATATTGCTATTCTCTTCTAAGGTTCTATCTTTATCCATATAAATCAATTCTACTACAACAGAATCTCCCTTATGAAGAGCTAATGTTTCGTTTATAAGAGTAACTCCATTATTTGTAACAGAATACCAAGTTTCAGGAAGATACTTATCTAAGTATTTAAGATATACCTTATATCTAGTAGAGATATAATTCTTGAATGGGAATTCTACATTGAAAGTCGTTTGATAATTTTCATCTGCAACTATAACAATTTCTTTCTTCTTAAGTTCTATCTTAGTACAAATAGAATTAGATGAATAGATAAAGTTAAAGTCTATTACTGTATCTTTAGGATAAGATTCATTAAATACAATATAAGAAACACCAGATTCTATATCAATCTGTACTTCGTATTTATTCTTAGATATGAATCTATTTCCAATAGTTACAAAGAATTTATTTTCATTAGCACAATAGTTTATAAAAGGTTCTTTTATAACAAACTTATTTTGTTTATCTTCAGTGGCTATTGTACTAAATTTATCAAATCTTGTACCTGTAAATTCTGAGTAAATAAAGATACAGTTTACTTTCTTACCAAGTGTTTCTATCTTATCATTAATATGAAGAATATTATTTTGATCAACTTCATAAGTATTAGGTGATAAGAATATCGAATCTACTGTTACAATCAACTGATTTCCTTTTAGGAAGAAATTATTAAAAGGAATAGGATTAAGATCTATAGAATTTGCTCCTTCAAAACTTTTAACTTTAGTCTTGAAAATGTATCTATTATCTATATTAAACTTAGTAGAATCTGTAGTCTTATCATAATAGAAATCATACGTTAATTCTTTTTGCCCATCTAATACGTTATTAAAGAATCTTACTTTGTTATAATCATAAATTTCATAATCTTCATTTTCTATAAGAACTTTATTATTTACTCTTATGAATAATAAATTTCCTTTTTGAAGATAGTAATCAAATGGGAAAGGAATAATACCAGTATACTCAAAAGTAACTGTAGAATTTATGGTATGAACTTCTTGACCTTTGATTCCATACATAACTTCAGAATTTAAGTCATAAACTTTGATAGAATGGAAGTAATTAGCAGAGCCTTTGATTTCCTTCATATCTAAGTTTACATAATCTGCTGTTTGTACATTTACTCTAGATCTAATATCTTTATTAGTAGAATTTCCAGTCAAGTTTGCATAAGCACTAATATCATAAATACCAGCACCAGATACAGCGGTAGATCCCAATCCATTTGTAGTGTGAAGAGGATCTAAATCCATCATATCTACATCGCCCCATAAAACATCTTTAGAAATAGATGTTTTATCTTGAGAAGGATCTTGCCCAAATAAAGTCAAATCGAACTTTATTTTATTGATAGATGCTATAGTAGAAGCAGCAGCCATTCTAGCTTCTAAATTATTAGATGCTGCAGGTTTCTTACCTTCTACCATGTATTTAATATTCTTATTATTGCTATAGATATTCGAATCATATAATTCTATATCTTTAGGAACTGCATATTCTTTTGGTGGAGTAGTTATATCTACTGTAATATGCTGCTCTTCTAAATCCTTATTATAGTTTCCTTTTAAAACCTTTTTAGATTTCCATTCAAACTCATCATGAGAGTTTAACAATCTTTGTTTTAAAAGATAATATTTAAAAATCTTAATATTATACTTATTCTTAGTATCAAATAGCTTGATAAGATTAAGCATTTCTGTTGTAGAAGATTTGTATTTGCAAAGATTATGAATATTTCTGCAAAGAGATTTTTGGAAATTTATAGGTATTTCTCTATAATACGGAACTCCATACATAGAAAAGATATATTCTATACATCTTCTATCTAATAGATCCTTTTTAATAATATGAGCCTGTACATCTACAAGCATATCTATCATTACAGAGAGAACAAGATAAATTACCATCATATCATGGTAATTAGGCTCTTCTAATTCCATAGCATAAGAATATACAGTTTCTATAAGAAATCTTCTATTTTGTGCATATTTAATAAGAAACTCTTCCATTACATTAGAATCAACCATTGTTTCATTAGGATGCCATAATATCTGGAAATCAAGTTTCTTTCTTATTTCATAAATATTTAAATCATAGATTTTATTTTTAAGATATTTATGCTCAGGATATGTAAGAAGAATAGAATCTAATATACCTAGATCATTTAATTCTTTAATAGACCCATTGGGTAATTCATGCATGAAAGTTAAAGATCTATCATAAGAGAATGAATCAGGGAACATAAATTCAAATTCGGATATAGGCAACCCCCATTCTCCAATAGCAGGCATACCCATAAGATTTCTATAATACTGATTCAATTCCTTATCATGCATATAGGTATCAATATACCACTTCCTAAGCAACTCAGTAAGCTTAGGAGCAATATTTTCAGGTACTCTATATGATTTTCCAAATTCTTCATAAATAAAAATTTGGTGGTTGGTCATTCCAGCTTCTATCATAATATCTCTAGGATATTTGATATTGTCAAACATAGGAAGTTCGACATGGTTTTCTATACAAGAAATATATAATGATGCATTATATAAAGAATCTTTTGTTTCATATTTATCTGCTTTGTTCTGCTCTTTTATAACGCAATTATATGCTAAAATCTTAAGATTATATAGCAATAAATCGATGAAAGGGTTTTGAGTAGATAATTTATCCTCAGAGAATTCAAAAGGCATAATTACTCTCCTTCCTGCCTGATTAAAGTATTTAATCTGATGTTTTCAAACAATAATTTTAAGGACTTATACTCTAATTTAAGCGTGCAACATATAAATAAGTCACTTTATATATTAAAAAGAAGGGAAAATATAGAATGTATACCAATACTAATCTATTTCCTAATGTATTTGTAGAAAATAAAGAGAATAATCCAATTTTAACCTCTCCTAATGCTGAATTTGATATACAGTTTGCATTAACTAAAGAAGGTTCTTATAACTTAGAGGAGTATAAGGCTTTCTTAGATTCTGCAATTAAAGAATTCAGACATAGTAGAACTTATAAACATTATAAAGCCTATTTATACTCTATAGGATTAGATTGTTGCCAATTTCACCCTAATATAACTGCTGGTAGTGAAGAAGGGGAAGAAATGGCATCATTAGAAATGCATCATTGCATGCTAAATATATATGATATTGCAGTTATCATTACAGAGCATATTTTAAATACATATGGTGCTATAACAGAATTTGATTTATCTGATTTGCTTAGATATGAGCATACTCAAAATAGAATTCCAATCGTAATGCTTTGTAAAACTTGTCATCAGATGTATCATCATAAGTCTTTATATGTACATCCAAATATGATATTTGGTAAATGGTGGGAACTTATTGAAAAATATCATAATGGGTTAAATAGAGATATTGCTTACAAAATTTTAAATTACTTAAACAATAGTTTAGATGGTAAATTTAAATATAAAGAAGAACAAGCTAGTAAGTTATTAGAACTTAGAGACAAACTATACGATTGGTCTGCTAAAATGGGAGGGTAAATCCACATGATTAATCTCTATGATAAATACACTTATATCAAATTATCCATTAAATCTTTTTTTGGTAAAATTGCTAATAAGATTTCTAGATTTAAATCTTTTATGATTTATTCTATAAAAAATAATAAGGGTATTACTATATTCCTTATTGCGTTTGCACTAAGTGTTGCTCTTGATGATAAGGTGTTTCCTTTATTATGGGGAACCATTATTTATTTATTAACACTGTGCAGGGAAATATTGGATACTAAAAAAGAAAACAAAAAAATAGATTTGGTTTCTTTTGATGAATATACAAAATTAGATGAAATATTAGATCAATATGTACAAGAGTGTTTTCTTAGAGATGTGGCTCCTTTCAATTTAGAAGCAATACAGAATGAAAAAATAACTAATTCTAAAGCAGAAAATAAACTTATCAATGAACTTAAAGATAGTTTAGCATCTAATATGTCTCCTTCTCTTAGAAGAAAGATTGAACTTTATTATGGAGAAGGAAGAGTAGAATATATCTTATCTATTAAATGCTTAACGTATGTTACAAGCATTGCTGCTAATTCAAAACGAGCAATATACAATATCAAACCTTTAAATATGCAATAAAAAAATACCCATAGGATGCAACTCCTATGGGTTTACTTTCTTTTAAAATATTCATTCATAAATATTTTATATAACTTACGTACTATTTTTTCATTTTCAGATACATCAACAAAAGTTATATCTGATTGTCTTAATGCATTAGCATAGAAAGAGCTATATCCACTTTGTAAGAGTTTATACAGGGATCTTGAATTCATTTCTCTATAATATTCTATATCCAATGATTTGTTTATATATTGAATATAAAAATCTTTTATGGTATTGATACAATCCTGTATAGATCCAAACTGTGCCATATAAGCAACGTATAATAAAAATTGTATCATATGATTCTTATGGATTATAGGAACTTGCTCTCCCATTCCTTTTAACCTAAAGTATTCTAGCTTTTGATCCGAAAAATATAATAGATCCATATTAGGCAATTTATAAAAACTAGTATACTCTTTTTTCATCTTAAACTCTAGATGATCTGAAAATTTTGTATGTTTAATAACTCTATCTATTGTCGTTATAGAGTCTTTGTCTATATACAGAACTTCTTCTTCATTAAGATCATTCTCTTTGAAGAATTTTTCTCTTATGAGTTTAAATCCATCAGATAACCCTTTTGCTATTTCTTTATTATCTCTTTGAAGTATTCCTACTGATATTTCTCTTTCTTGTTTAGGCATATTAAAATACTTAGTGTATTGATCTTTAGTTATAAATCCAGTATCTAATAAGATACTTATATTAGCTTTAGATAAATCGTATTCCCTTATGTGTTTATTGATAAGCCAACCATAAGGAGCTACATATCTATCTTTTAACCAAATTCCCATTATAATTCACCTTTTAGTTCTAATTGTCTTAGTTCTTTTTCTTGCTGATAGTTGTGAAGAAGTTTGCTAGGATCTATAAATCTTTTTATCTTATTTACATCCATCATATAATTATTGAATCCTTCTTCTGTTTTAAAATTAGAGGTTGCAAAAGAATCTATATCTCCTATATCATTTATGATATAACTTTGAATAGAGTATCTTTGCTGAATAAATTTGATCAAAGAATCAACCACTACTTCTACATAAGGATTTGAATGATTTGTAATAACTATAACTTCATCCATCGTTTCTACAAGCATCATAATTTTCATGAGCATTGTAAATGAATTTTGATTAGTTAATAACTGAAATGCATACTGCCTATCAAAATCTAATGTATATTGATCATCGTTAAATGTAAATGCAAAAGACAATCTTTCAAATACATTAGGTAGAGGTTCTAATGCTCTAGCCCATTCGCCTATCTGTATAACAGAATAGAAATTGAATACAGGAACTACTCCAGATTCTGCTTTCATCTTTACATAGTTTAAAAGTTCTTGACTATTTATATTTATAAATTCTAATTTCATAAATATCGCTCCTTTCATAATCATAATATATACTTAAATAAAAAAATAAAGAGAACTCATAAAGAGTTCTCTTATATCTTATTTCTTATCAAAAATATCTTCGTTAATATCAAGCTCTAAATCAGCATTGATCTTTTCATTTGCAATGATAATAGGACTCTTGCATCTATAATTAGATCTTACTTCTTCTCTCAATTGTTCTAGATATTTCATAGAAGTTACAGCTGCATCATGTAGGCTTCCAGGTTGATAGTTTATGTCTGATAATAAAATAGACATGGATTCATAACTAGGAGTGCATTGTGCAGGCATTATCATTGCATATTCATATTTGTCTATCTTTCCATTGGAGAAAAGAACATTAGCAATTATGAAATCTGTATTAATTTTTCTAATATGAGATACAGATTTGCTCTTATACGGGTTAATTACGATACCAAAAGTTGTATAAAAGAACTCAGCAAGAGTATCCAAGATATGGAACTCAATATCAGGTTCATAATCTGTATATAAGAGAATATCATTTCTCTTTATAAATTTTCTACGCCCATATAATACTTGTAAAATATTTACAATTGACTGTTCTCTTCCTTTATCAGCAAGATAAGATAGATAGATTGACTTTCCCATATTAGGATTTCCATCTATATATGCAGTTATAGATGCAGGAGGAGGTAATAAATCTGACATTACCACAAGATTAGGAATATTCATAAACCTTACAGAATCTTCTACATCTACAACCGCTACAACGCAGTACCACGATGCTAATGCATCGGGGATAGCTCCTGCGTCATTGCTACAATTCAAACTACCTTCAAACAAGTCATCATTATAATTCATCGGCAGTTGTCCCATATGTATCATCCTTTTTGAAACCGAAGTCTACATAACGATCTGTATATTCTTTACAAATTTCCATCATTCTAGCAGGTGTGTACTTATCCTTAAACTCATCTTTGAAAGAACCATATAAGGATGAAGCTACAGAGCTTTTAGCTTCTTCTTCACTTTCATAATCTCCTTCTACATCTTTCAGTTTAGAATCCAAGAAAGTTAATACATCATCTGATAACATTGTTTTGTCTCCTTCAGTTTCTTTATTAGATTTTTCTTTGCTAGGATACAAAGAGCATTCGATTACTGTTGTCGAATAATTCTTTACTACAATATCAAAACATTCATTATTTTTTACATCGACAGTCTTTGTTACAGAAACATTGACCCCTTCAAAGTCACCATTATTGATTCTGGTTAAATCTTCTCTAACTAATTCTTTGATATCATTAGAGAGTGTAGATATCGTTTCATCTAAATTAGAATCTGTTGTAAAAGTACCATCAAATTTATTGATGATCTCTTCTTTTAATCTTTGATAGGTTTGTTTTTCTCTCATGGTATCAACAAGACTAACACCAATGATTCCACTTACAACATTTTCTGTACTAGACTTATCTCTTAATGCTTCTTCCTCTTCCTTGGTTAATGCTTTTACAGGATAGAGGTTTTCCTTTTCTTTATCATCATTATTGAACTTTTCTAACTCTTCTTTAGAGACAGATTCATTGATGATATTTTGAATACTAAGCTTTTCAAAATCAGAAAGTTCTTTCTTTTCTTCTACCATTACTTTAGGAAAGTTTTCTTCTTTCTTAGTATCAAGGTTTGTTTCATAATTTTCTTCTTCCTTATGACGTTTAGGATGAAGTGTTACGTTTGCTTTGATATCTTTTTGTTCATACTGAGATTTGATACCATGTTCTTTCTTATATTCTTCATCCATCGGTTCATAATATATACCAAGGATTGCAGCAAGTCTTAATGTAGATTCAGTACCACATTTCTTTTCTTGCCTTTTTAAGAAATAGATGATATCATTTTTGATATCTTTAGGATAGTAGATAAAAGTTGTTGTTTCTAAAGGCTTTTCAGTAAATTTTTCATAAATTTTCTTTTTAGCACCATCGTTATCAAAACTACTATCACTTTTTCTAGCTACTGTAGTATTCTGAGGATTATGCTTTCTTTCACTTAATACAAACTTGTTTTCTACTTCATTTACTTCTGTTTCATTATAGAATCTCTTAACTATTTTGTCTCCTCTTTTAATGAAGACTTTCATCGTGTTATTAAATAACGGCATCTCATTATCCCTCTTTCTCGTATTAATAATAGATTCTTTATTATATTCTATAGCTAGACTTCTAGCAGAATATCTTGTTCCACACTTAGTACAAACTATCTCTGACATACCTTTCGAATAATCATAATCTAAATACCCATCACATTTTTCTTTTGTAATAGGATCTACAAAAGAACATCTGAGCTTTGCATAATCAACTTCAAACACGTAAGGATAATCCAATATAACAGGACCAAACCCTACTCTTAATCCCCAATTTTTATGAAAGTTTCCTCCTATATCTTCCATAATATAACCTCTATCAAGGATCAACATGATAAAGTCAAATATATCACCAGTATACACATATTTGAATTGATAAGAAGTCATCGTTTCAACACGTTCTACTAATGACATTACTCCATCTGGAGTTACATCAAAGGTTTTTGTACAAAAAGGTTTTACCACTTCTTGCAATCTAAACTCAGATAAATTATCTCTTTTACCAACCCTGTCTGATGCTATTTTTATAACAACAGAAGGATCATACTCAACGTAGAATGTTCTTCTATTAGTACCAGAGGCTAACGGTTTTATTCCAAGAGGAGATAAGATCTCATTCACCATCTTATATTTCTTAGAGGGCAAATTCATCAATCTAACACTATCTACAATTTGTCTTACCTGTTCTATGACATTGGGAGGAACATATGATATCAACGGAGGTTTTGACATTTTATTCCAATCAGATATTGTGAACTTTAAGGATTCATTATAACTAGTTAGTCTATTGATAGTTTCTAATCTAGCTAGTATCCCTTTTCTTTCTTTAACATTCATATCTCCTCACCACCTTATTTATAAATAGGTTTCAAGGGAATGTTTCCTCTACTATTTTCACAATAATCCATGAACAGTTTCTTTCTCTTCTGGTATTCTTCGGAAGTACTTATATCAACATAATTAGAAGGTAATCCATATTTAGGATCTACAGGTTTGGCATCTTTAAAGATACTCTTACTCCTATCAAAGTTTCTATTTACCAATTGATTACCATTTCCAAGCTCTAATAAAGCTTTTCGATATTCAAAAGGATTTTGCATTATAGCTTCTCTTTGACCTTCTCTTTCTTGATCCTCAATATTCATCATAGATAATTCATATAATGCTTGAGGAACTACTTTGGTGAAATACTCCCTTGTGTTATGAGCTTCTTGAAGAGAATTACCAAATATTCTTCCAAGGATTTCCTGTTGCTTTCTTCTAATAGCATAGCAAATTTCTTCAGAGCTTATCGGTTTAAGACTGTTAATCTTTTGAATATTAAGCTCTAACATTCTATCCTTGTATTCTCTCTTCCTTGCTCTCATAGCTTCTTCAGGACTCATACGTTGTCTAACTTCGTTTGAATTTTTACCGAACCACCATTCATCAAACTCTTTATCGGTCTTAGAGCTCTTAAAGATATGGCGATATAATTCATATTGCTGTTGTTGCCTCTTTTGTCTTACCCTAGCTTCGTGATAATATACTTGGATAGGGTCGTAAATATTATATGACTCATTTTCAACTTCAGAGAGTCTTTTCTTTTCTTCTCTCTGTCTTCTTATTGTTTCTTCTGTAACTCCTTGCAACTTCTTATTATATTCGGCAAGTTGCTTTAATCTAAATTTCTTAACTTCTACTTCTAATTTTACGAATTCATATTCACAAAATATCAACCTTTCTTCTTCACTCAGCTTACGACCTCTATCATAAGCATATTCATATTCTTCCATCTCTTTATACTCTATTCTGGGAGTCGGATTCACTTTACTTTCCTGATCAGCAAAGTATTCCCTTCCACCTTCCTCTGTTTCATCAAATTCAGGAAGAGGTCTATTCCTATAAGGAACTCTATAATCAAGATATCCATTTTCATCTTGATTCTTTTCTTCTAATTCTCTATACTCATTTAATTTATTCTTAATTACTTCTACATATCTTTCATACTCTTCTCTGGTGATATCAGGAATAAAGAACTTTATGTTATACAATACAGTGGCCATCATTGTATTATATACTGATATCTCTTCACAAAGCTTCTTTTGTTCCCTTTTATCTCTTAATTTTAGAACCAAAGGGTGTTCATCAGGAACCTCTAATCGAGTGGTATCTATTCCTTCAAAATCAAGCATATCTGATAATTCATCATTTCGCTTCTTTAGTTCTTCTTGAGCTTTCTTTAATTCCTCATAATCACTAGATAATTTTTCTTGTTGTTTGTTGTCCTCCTCTTCTACTTTAGGTTCAATAGGAGTTCTTATTATATGAACTTGAAGTCTTTCTGCATAATTGGTAAAATTTCTCTCAAAGTAGTCTTTATAAGGCTTAGCTTCACGATCACGTTCTTGTGCTTCCTCATATTCTCTTCTTTGAGATTCTGTCATTATAAAAACTCTTACAGCTCTTCCTTCGGCATAATCTTCTTCATCGGGCTCCATAAAATCAGTGGAATCTGAATTATAATACATTCCACCTGTATAACCTGTAAATTGATTATCAAAAGGCATTTGATTTCCATACCATGTTCCATTCATCTGAGGATAAGTAGGAACAGGAGGAGGTGTATCAGGAACTGCAGGAACTATACCCATCTGACATTGTATGTTGGGATTGTTGAAAGGATTATCATATCCATAAGGATTATAAGCATTTCCTCTCATATAAGAAGCGGGATTGCTAAAATCAACTATATTCCCAGGTTGTTCATACATAGTAGGATTTATCCTTCTAGCTTCTAAATTTTGTTGCATAGCAGCATTAGCTTCCATTTGATCTTGCAATTTCTTTTGTTGGATAGCATCATTGAATAGTGTGAACATTAGTACCATCCCATCCCAGGATTGGGAATAAATGAACCAGTTCCTATATTATTAGGATACATATTAGGAATAGGTTGCTGATAATAATTATTATAGTTAGGATTGGTCATAGCAAGTGCAGGATTGATGTTTTGAAGTTCTTCTCCTTCTATCTCTCCATTTGCTTTAATAAACTTTCCATTTACCATATTAGGATGATAAGATCCTCTCTTTACTTCATTGAAAGAGATTGAATTTCCATAATCATCAAATAGCAGAATTCCATCATTTTCATCTTTCATAACAAGATCTTCAGGATTCAAACAATAAGTTCCGTTTTGTAAGTCATCTGATGAGAAGTTAAACATTTGAGAAGATTCTAATTTTTCTTCAGGATTGGTATCTTGTTTAACTATATTATCATTATAGGCTGCTGTTTGAACTTGGTTGTATCCTTCTTGTTTAGGTTGTTCGATCGGATGTTCTGCATAATATTTTCTTTTGGCATCTAAAACTTTCTGTTGCTTTTCAATCATTCTTTTATTATATACAAGATGAAAGAAATTTGTTACTTTTGCATTGTATTTACAAGATTTATTGACAGGCACTAAGGTTCCTGTTATTTCATCAATCATCAATTGTTGGTACGGATACATTTTAACAATTTCATCTATACCACCACATTCTTCAATAAAATCGTTTATCCAAGGATCAGATTCAAGATCTATATCTAAGCAGATATAATTGATGGATCCATCTTCTAATACTTCTGAGATTGCTCTTTCTCTAAGTACTGCATTACTCATCTCTACTTCACCTCTTAGTTATACATTTATCAAATATAAATAGTCTTTTACTTCTTTAGGATTAGGGTACCATACAACAGGATAGTTTTTCTTTCTGGTATCAAAATTTTTCAACTCTCCAAGATTGATAGTACGATTTAACTTAGATCTAGTATAATTATCAATGTAATCATTATACTTTGCGATATCGATCTCAATATCTAACGTAGTTGTTATCTTTTGAGTATCGGGAAAATTATTAGCATGAAATACTTCATGGAACTTATTCATGCTATCTATTTTGTTTGTTTTTATGTGTCCAGGTATATGGTATATAGATAACTTAGTGTTTGAATGTAATATCATTCGTACTATATCTAAAATTAGTTCTTGATTAGACACAGGTTTCTTCTTACTACCAATTCCGCTAGTCATTAAAGTATAACCTTTGGCATTTTGATAATATTTAAAAAACCACTTTCTTAAACCAAATACAGAAATCTTTGAATCCGAAAAGATATTCAAAAATAAGTCTGTGTCTTTGTATTTTAACGCATCTTCTACACCCATTCTAATAGCATATAGTTCTGCATAGTTTACAGTAGCTTCTACTATATTATATCCTTGATTAATAACAGTCCCATTTATTGTAGTTACGAATCCAGGACAGGTTAGAAACTGTTGATGAGGAGTTCCAGGATTGATTACTTTGGTAGATGCATCTGTAAAGATATTTACTGCATTTTTGTAAAATAGCATAGATCAAAATCCACCAGCTTTCTTATATCTATCTTTGTTTGATAAGATCTCTCTTATGAGATCATTCATCTTATCTTCATCATTTTTTAATACCATCAATCCTTGTATACCTTCCCTCTTTTCTATTTCTTTTACTTTTCTTTTTACAAACTCCAAGTAGTAATAATAAGATTCCAATACTATCTTCTTATCCTCGCAGGATCTCAGAAAATTTA